ATTAGTAATATGGCATATGGTGAGAGTCAAGCACATATCTTTAATTAAGTCTTTTATATCTATCTTTATATAGTAGTAGATAGAGGTATAAGATAAATGAGCAGTCGTAATTTAATAAGAAAAATGATTAAATATGCTTTTGAGAATAAAGAATCAAGAGAGTATTTATTGCCTATAATAAAAACTAATTATAAGAAGGCTTTAAGTAGAGAGGAGTTTAGTGGAGGGGTCTTGAAGAAATTAGGTGAATGGCACAAAGAGAAGTATGGTGGTAATTTAAAGTATCCTAGTTTATTCTTAGAAGGTAAGAAAGTGGGGTTTGATACTTATATTAACTACTATAAAAGTAAAGATGTGGAAGTTAAAAAAGAAGCTAAGGGAGTTATAAAGAGAGCATATGTAGAATTTCAAAAAGACAATATGGAAATTCCTTTGGAGGATTTAATAAAGATAGCTTATGAGAATAAAGGATTAAGAAAATCTTTATTGGGAATATTAAAGAAAGCGTATGCTGAAGAAAGAGAATCTGTAGAGAAAGGGAACATACCAAGAAAGACATGGGATTTAATGATAGATTGGCATAAGAATAAGTATGGGGAGAAAAAGTATCCTTCATTGAGAGAGGAAGGGAAAGAAGTATTATTTTCAACTTATCAATCTTATTATAATTCAGGAAATAATAAGTTAAAAAATGATGCTACGAAATTGGTTCAAAAGTTATACCCTGAATTTAAAGAAGATTATGACAAGGTAGATAAAGAGAAAAAAGAGACCGAAGAGTCTTTGAAAGAAAAAGAAATAGAACAGGGTAAAAGACAAGATAAGAAAAAATTTAATCAAATAAGAGAAAAAAGAATAAATATGAAAGTGGATAGAATAATAGATTATATGGAGAGAAGTATACAAGAAATAGATGGTGAGTTATTTGTGAAGAAATTAGATTTGAGTGAAGAAGATGAAGAAGCTGTAAATATGGTTTTAGAGAAAACAGTGAGTAAGATGTCCGAAGTGGTTCAAAATAGAATGAATAATGTTGCAGGATATGAAGAGCTATCAGGAGTAAAAAAAATAGGAGATTCTATTTTAGGAAGTATTCTAGGAGGAAGTAAGAAAATGGTGGAAGTGAAGGAGCAGTGGGCAAGTTCTCTAATAAGAGCCACTGAGTGGTCAAATATGGCATACAACAAAAAGAGTATTAAAAAAAGTTATAAGGAGATGGTAGATTCTTTTACTGAAGCGGAAGAAACAGAGAAAGAAAGTGTAGTAGAAGAACAATTTGAAAAATTGGTTAATAAAAAGCATATAGAAGATATAGATTTAAAGATTTTTGATACTTTAAGTGAAAATGGAAGAGAGATTGAAAATCTTAGGTCAAAAATAACTGATGATATGGGAGCATTAGAAAAAAAACGGATTAAATTAAAAATAAAGAGACTCCTCAATAAAAAAAAGACACAAGAAAATTATATTTTGAATGAAGAAAAAGAAAGAGTAGAAAAGGTAATTCAAAATCTTGAAGATGAAGAAGAAAAACAAAAACAGCAATTAGTAATAGCCGCGATAGAAAGTCAAGGTGAAACATTATTAAGTGGAGATACTCACATATTATCTTCTTTAGATGATTCTATAAAAACAGAATATAATGCTAAAGATTCTTTCTTAGAACTTAAGAAAAAAGAGAAAGACTATTTAAAGAAAAAAATAAATGAAGTTTTTGATATTAGTCAAGAGATAAAAAGAACATCAGATGAAGATGAAAAAGAAAGACTAATAGAAAAAAGAGAAGCTATTCTTAAGGGACTTGCAAAAAAACAATCTGAAAAAGAACATAAGCTAGGTAAGTATGAGATTGAAGAAATATTTGATCGAGTATCTTTAGGTCTTGTCCCTGACATATCAAATTTTATAAGCGAGATAGATAGTTATTTAGATGAGAAATATGTACAAAATGTAAATAAAGAAGTAAGAGATAGTAATAGGAAGACTTCAAAAGTACTTATGGCATCATTAAAAGATGCTTTTAAAAAAGAGTCGCTTGAAAGTGAATCTGATTTAGGTTCTGATTCTCAAATAGCACAAGATGGAATGATATCTAAATTATCGGAACAAGCTAAAAAGAAAAGAGAACTTGCAGTAAAAAAATTAGAAGAAAAGAAAGAAGAAATGATATCTTCACTTAATGAGATGTCAGCTGGAAATAAAGGAAATATTTTATATGATGTTATTCGATCATCTATTATGGGGTCTTTAGAGAAACCTGTTAGTGATTTTTTAGGTGAAAAAATTCCAGATAGAGTAATAGATTTGAGTACAATAGGTATTTCAAAGGGTGTTAAAGAACTAGGTTCTGCCCTTATTGGTAATTCAGAGATTGAGAAACTAGCAACGGAATTTTTAAGTAAACAATTAGGAAAGACAGGGAATATTGCATCTTTATTAGAGATGGCAAGTAAAGAACAACCTAAATTAATAGCTTCTATGATAGATGAACTTCATAAAGCAGGTAAAATTGGCGATGTTATGGATTACTTTTTAAAAGGCTCTCATCTCCTAAGTGAAGGACTCAATTCAATCTCTGATTTAAGTAGTAGTATAGCAGATAAAATGGGAGGGCTCAGTTTTTTAGCTGACCATGAATCCGTAGATTTCTTGGCTGACCAAGTAGGTAATCTTGCAGGTGGTGTTATCAAAGCAGGTTCGATGTACCTAGCAGGTGAATTTATTGAAAGTTTTTTTGAAGAAAAATACTATGCTCTATTTGATGACCCCAAAGAAAAACTCATCCAAGAATTATATAATGAAGACAAAACACCCAAAGAATTAGAAGAAAAATATAGAAAGAGAATACAAATACTAGAAGACTCATTATTAACAGATGAACAATGGGCTGATAAATATAGAGGTCAGACTACTACTATAGAAGAAGAGGGTATGTTTTATGGAAAAAATAAAAAAGAAGTTCCTATTACAGCTGAACTTAGAGGAGTAAAAAGAAAAGAAGCATCCTCTAAAGCTAAACAACTTTTTAGTGAAAATTCTAAGTTCTATACCATTCTCACAAGAGATGATAATTATAAACCCTTATGTGAAAAACTTAAAAAAGGTAAAATAGAAGCTCTTGCTGATTTAAGAGAAGGTCAAGTAGATAAAATTATAAAACTCTTAAAAAAGAAAAATATAGACAAAAAAGAATTAGAAGAGATGGAAGAACTTTATGAAAAAGCAAAAGAAGCAGAAGAAGAAGGGCATAGTGTTTATGATGAAAGTAATAATAGAGAACAAGTAATTAAAGAAATGCACGATATTCACAAAGAATATGAAATGATAACTAAAGTCGCTATGTTTAGAAGCCTATACTTACAAGGTAGGAGAGATGAAGAAAGTGAACAAGTAGAAGGATTAGAAAAACATAAGAGACATTTCAAAATGGCAAGTGAAGAAGAAAATAAAACACCTTTACTACAACAAATGAAAGTTTCTATTATAGGATTAACTTTAAAACAAGAAATAGACAAAAAAAAGTTAAAAAGTTTTAAAAATAAAGATATTCAAAAGACCTTTAAGGGTAAGAAACCATTAGATAAAACTTCTTTTGAATTGACTAAAGACATCACCAAAAAGAGACTTAAAGAAAAATATACTACATAAAGATTTTACTTTTTAAATCTTCAAGCATTTCCATAGCTTGATAAGACACAATAAACATACCTGGTTGTTTTCGGTCAATAGAATTTAAAGCAACATTTAAATCCCCTATTAAACTTGCACTATCTTCAAAAAAGAAACTTAAATTTTCATTTGCTACTTCTATATGAGGTTCAAGAAAATTTGATAATTTAGTACAATTAGTTTTTAACTTTCTAAGATTAGGTTCACTAAAGATTTGATCGTCTGAAATCATATCGTATAAGTTCACCATTCTCTTTAAAGATTGTTCTAATAAAGGGATTTGATTAGATGCAAATCTTTTTCTTTTTGTTAATTCGGTATAGATGGAATATCCTGTTTGAGATACTTCTTGAAAATCTTCTAATATAGCATTAAATCTTTTTAAGTTTAATAAAGCAAGTTTCAACATACTGACAACTTTAATGTCTATGCCTTCATCTCCTTTTAAACTAAAATTCTCATCGTATTTCATAACACTATCTTCTGCTGCAGAAAATAAAATGTTATATTGCTTTATTATTTGAGGACTTAAATTTTTGTTTAAACTCTGATATAACTTAATAACTCCCAACAAAGTGGGTAGTAAAAGTGGATTATCCACTAAACCTGCATCTTTATTCATCTTATTTTCCTTGTGTTTCTTCTAAAGCTTCATCTAATAGAGCGAGTTCATTGATAGCCATATCTATATCAACAGATATAGAAAGACTTGATTCTTTTTGTACTTTTTGTAATTCCATCAAGGAACTTACTAACATCATTAAATAAGATCTAGCATCAGAAACCTTTTGTAAGGTTAATTTTTGATCTTGAGCGAACCTACGATACATTTTTGATATCCTTTTTTTCTTTTATATAAAAGTCTTTCATATAAAAGAAAAAAAGGATACTTACTATGTCTAAAAAATATGCTGTGAAATTAGCTTATAATAATCCATCTCTAAGACCTATTTTAATCCCCATGATTAAAAGTGCTATGGAGTTCTCTTCTAAAGAAGAACTTCAACAATATCTTAAAGACCATCCGAATGCGGACCCCAAGAATCACTCGGTTAAAGAGAACTCTAAAAGTGAGGCAAAAAAAGAACTTTCACCTGAAGATAAAAAACTTAAAGGTGATATTCTTGCTAAAATTAAACAAAAATCCACTAAATTAAAATCTACTTTTAATGAAGGTTTTGCGGAATCCGCAGAAGAAGAAAAAAAACAAAGAGATCAAATTGCTTCTAAAGTTGATTTTGTGACGAGAAATATTAATTTCACAAGTGAAATGAAAGAACTACCTAAAGAAGTTAAAGGTGCAGCAAAAGTAATTAACGACAGAACAAGTTTCTCTCGCAATCTTGCAGGGATGTCTACTTATCTTGTAACTAAACCTATTTTTCTAGCTACACTAGGTCTTGCAACGGGAGGTGCAGGTTTAGGTGTGAGTTTAGCAAGTGTCGTATTAGCTTCTGCAACCACTGTTGTTGCCAAAAAAGCACTAGAGAATAGAGGAAAAAAGAAAATAGAAGAAAAAGAAGACATCTCAGATGTGTCTATGGATATTCTCTTAGGAAAATACACTCCCAATAAAATCAATAAAGAGTATGCTAAAAAAGTCTCTGATATTGAAGATTCTATCTTTAAAGGTAAAATGTCTCCTGAAAAAGCTCTTGGAGAAATAGAAAAAATTGAAAAAGAATATAAAGAGAAAGTAAAACCAGGTATTGAAAAAGCCCTAACTTCAGTGGGTTTCAAAAAGAATGAAAATGGTTCTTATGAAAATGGAAAATTAAATTCTTTCTTTGAATCTTCAAATAAGAAATTAGCTGCTGAAGATGATACCCCATCTCAACTTGTTAATATCCGTATGCTAAAAAAACAACTTCAAAACCAAGTTGAAGCTGAAAAAATATTCCAATCCGAAGAGTTCGTAGAAGAATTAATTCGGGAATCTAATAAAGCTAAAGCTAAAAAATAACCCTCACCACCATATAGCCTTTTCTCCAAGCATCTATCACCCTCTTTTCTAATTCCCCTAAATCACCCCCTACCACAAAACAATCAGGACACCCTCTTAATTTAAAATCACATTTACTCTCATCATAGGCTAAACAAGTCTTACTATCTTCACATACACTATTCCTCTTTATCTTCTTTAAACACCCTTTAGGTTCTCTCACCCCCGATTTCATCACCCCACTTGCATCTCCCCTCATCGCCCTATCGACATCAGATTCCTTAACCAATCCTATTAAATCACCTATCTCTGTTCCCTCTAATGTTTTATACTCACCCCAACTATCATGCTCATCTCTCTGTAATATCCTCGCTATCTTAGGATTACCATATGACTTGTCTGTTATATGTATAAATATAAACCCATTCTCTCGATACATCATGAGTATTTCTTCTTTCTTTCTTCTATACTTTCAGATAACTTCTCCACTACCTTGTCATTTATTTCTTCTGTTAAATCTTCTAACACTTCTTTATTCGTTGTTAGCATATAAGCTAAGATAGGTCTGTCTTCTATATTCGTATCTTCTAACACTATCGCCTTATGATAAGGTAAAAAATGAAATACATTCAATAAATCACCTAACTTTAACCATAAGTTAAAAGCTTGTGTTTGTGTTTCTAACTCAGACTCCCCACTAAAATAGGCTGAACATAGTTGTGTTAAAACCCATTGAAATAATTCTTCCTCCATCAAATCTTCTCTCACTGGAGGTAAATCGTCATCTTCTATCATTTGCTATACTCTCTAACTTATCAAATATATTTTTCCATTTACTCTCTTCAGTATTATTATTTACCATTAAAATATCAATCGCTTCCCAAAATTTTAACGAAGCATCCAAACTTATTAATCTATCTTTCACCAAAGATTTTAATCTCACTACCACCCTCTTCTGCCAATCTATATTCTCTTCTATTTCATATCTCTCTTCATTATCTAATATAGATTTCTTTTCTACCCACTCTCCTATATCATATCTTTTCTCTAAATACCTACAAGCATCATTATACTCTAACCCTCCCTTTTCCATTGTTGTTGAGATTACATCTCTCACCTTACCACAAGCAAAACAATACCATGTCTGTGTACTATGATAATATCTCGCACTTGGTTTATTATCTCTACCACTACCATGCAAATCACACTTAAATTGCTGATCCGACCCATTCAAATATATATCATAACCATAATCCTTTAATAACTTATCTAAAGGTACTGCCTTCTTTATCCTATCTGATCTTATACTCATTTATAATCACTTCCTTATTATACAAACATACCTATATTATAGTTTTAGGCTTAAAGGAATATACTTTAAACCCTCTTTTTTAAACCATTCTCTGTCATGCAAAAAAGGACTTAAATGTTTATGGATTTCTTTTTCTCTATGCCCTTCACCTTTTAAGACTACTAAAATAGATAGTCTATAAGGACATCCCGATTGTAAATTCGCTAATCTTAATTTAGGATTATTAGTCCTGCCTATCTTTATTAAATTTGTACCCTCACACTCTATTATATAAAGGTCTCTTCCTTGTTTATTCATTTTCTATAACACATCACTTAAAGGATCATCTGCTAACTGATTACCAGTTCTCTTATTAATGCTCATTATAGGTAAACTACTAGGACTATAAATCTTACCTGTAGGAAATGCTATATTTGATTGAAAAGTGGGGAAGGGTGCTTGATCTCTACTCTTTAAACACTGATATTGTATACAATTCTGTGATCTCATATCATCTCCAAACCAATTCGCTATTACAACATCTGCACTTCTCTCGGCTTCATTTGCATAAGACAAGTGTGTTAAGTGATATTCACCCTTATTCTTTAAAGCATGAGTATAACCTTCACGACTGATTTGAAATAAACACAAGACAGGTATACCTTGACCACGATTGAAATTCATAGCCATTCTCTTCAAATCTCTAATTACTTCATTCAACTTCTCTGTGGTTGAACTATACTTATTACGACTCGCCAATAACAAAGCATGATCTACTACTATTAAGTCTATCTTTTCTTTCTGTGCATAAATCTCAGCTTTAGCTTTCAAATCTTCTACTGTGAAATCAAAACTATCTGGATTATCACCCTCAAAATGAATTGACCCATAAGTCCCTTTATTCTTTCCCTCTTCTAAGTCAGGTAGGACATAATCAAAATAAAAGGTGTATTCTTCAGGTGTTAAACACCCATTTCTCAACTTAACAGGGTCAATACCAAAATCTACAGGACTTGTAGGGTCTTGTAAACCTAATGCTATTCTCTGTGGTCTAAATTTAGGGTGCATTGAATGAATTGTATGAATTGCTCTACGGCATTGATCATAGTGCATTTCTAAACTGAAATATAAAGTATTTGTATTCACCACACTCATTACAGCTTGGTTATATACAAAATTCAAAGCACTCTTGGATTTCATATGTCCTGTAAATCCTGCAAGTAAATATAACTCTTTCTTTCTAAACCCACCTAAAGCATCATCAATAGGTTTAAGTCCACTGATAGGAAGAATTTCTTTACCTGATGCTTGTGCTTTCTGATATTGATCTTTCAAATCAGAAATATCAGACATCGCTTCACCACCTATACGAGAACCGAATGTAGGTGTTAAAATATCTACAAGGCTATTTGATAGATAGCGACTTGCATCACGAGGTCCTTTTAAAACTCTCTTTTTACCTTTTTCTTTAATCTCTACACCTGAACGAACGATGTCTTTAGCTTCATTCATAACTTGAAGTAATCGCCTTACTCTTACTGCTTCTACTTGTAATTCAAGTTCAGATACAAAATCACCCTTATATACAGGTTTAACTGCTGTTAATACTCTTACTCTGTCAGCTACTTCTAACTCTGTCTTAGCTTCAAAGTTCTTTACTAGAGTATCTTGATCAGGTAAATGCCCATGATTAGCCATAAAGGTTTTTACATAATCCCAAATCTCATTATCTTCTTTTGTATCAAAGACATATATACTATCTCTCAATACACTATAATTCACTTGCATTTGTAAGGGATCATCCCCCACTCTTGTGTCAGGTATAACACTTCTTAGGATTTTCATAATTGAACTTTCTTAAAATCTTGTGATAGGTTTAAATTAGGTTTCTTTGCTGTTGTTGTAGGGAAGGAATCCAATCCTGTTACATTATAGATTTTCCAACCCTCTAGCATCTCTTCTAATGCTGAAGACCATGCCAAGTGTCCTTCTTTCAAAGGTTTATTAGGTTCTTCTATAATCCATGTCGCTTTATTCAAATGTTGTCTTAATTCTATTGTTTCAATTAACACTTCACTTGTAGCCGAATTTCTAGCTCTCTTTACACCTAATCTCACTATAAGTAAATCAGGTGATTCTGCTAAATCTTCTAACCCACGAACATTTATATCTCTTACGAGATCAGGGTCTACCTTATTATCTTCACTTACATTAGATAACCATGCACTCACTAATGTAGCATCGGACACTACCCTAATAGAAAGACTAGGGTTTCTTTCACTTAAGATAGCTGTTCTAAGGTGTGTAGCTAGGTTAGATTGACTTGCTACCATTCTAAGACTTTCTTTCAATTTACCAATCATCGGACTTTTACGATCTACTGGTACTTGAGATAAATCTTTCCATGCTCTCTCACATTGTAGCTTTAAGGCTTCTTTAAGCATACAGATACAAGGTTGAGTTAAAGGTGTTCCCATATAGGTTTCTTCTGTTATAACAAAGCCATAACCTTTACATTTAGGACAGTTCTTATCTGGCATTTTCTTTAGCATCCTCTACTAAATCATTGAAAATATCTTTCAATTCGTTCTCTGATACACCTATTATTTTATCTGATTCCTCATCGTTCTTGAGCCTTTTTCCTAAAACATTTTCAATTAAATCCATTTTATTATGTAAGGCTTTCATAACTCTGTCATCTACTGTCTTAGGACATACTAAGTGATAACAGTATACACGATCATGAATACTACCGATACGAATCATACGACCGATAATTTGTAGGTAATCACCTGCTGACCAGGGACTATCATAGAAAATAGTAGCTTTAGCAAGTTGGAGATTAACACCTTCTGCCGCCGCCATTGTAATCAACACCACTCTAACATCTGATTTTTCATCTTGGAAAGACTCTTGAGATTTCTTTCTCTCATCATCTTTCTCTCCACCTGTAATTCTTACACACTTAATCCCCTTAGCTGAAAGTTCCCTATCGAGAATATCAATCATCTTTCTAAACCTAGAGAAAATAATGACTTTCTCACCATCAAATTCTTCTTCTAGTAATTCCATTAGAATTTCTAATTTACCACTATCGCCTTTAACATCTACAAGTTCAGGATGGTTTACAATTTGTTGACAATACATAACAGCTGTAAGTTTAGTTACTTCTTTTTCTGTCATTTCACCTGTAGTAGGATCATACTTTTCTAAAATACCACTAAGTGCTTCTTTATACTTAGAGATTTGAACATCCGATAAAGGAGCTTCAATTCTCTTAGTGGTTAAAGGTGGTAATTCATGAGCTACTTCATGTTTAGGTCTACCGATAAAGAAAGGGTCGATTTTAATTCTAAAAGCTTCAATATCTGATTTTCTATGACCTACAACGAATTTAATTCTCTTTCTACCTATTTGTTTATCTACACAGATACAATAGTTAGACATAAAGACATTTTTACTAGGCATAAGACCTGGGACAGTAACTCTATAAATAGCCCATGCTTCCATAAGTCTATTTTTAATAATAGTAGCAGAGAGAGACCATACTTTTTGAGCAGCACCACTAAGGTGAGCACAAACTTGGTGAACTTGTGTAGTTTCATTCTTAAAGGCAGTAGCTTCATCAAAGACTTGAACATGACCTTTTAAGTTTTGTAGGATATCGAAGTCCATACAAGCAGTTCTATAACCCATAATCAGAGCTTTAAGACCTGTATAGGCAAAGAACTCATCATAGACTTTTTGTCTTTTAGCTTTAGTGCCACTGATAACAAAGCATTTAACACCTGTGGTGAATTTATCAAATTCACTTGCCCATTGATTAAGTGCAGATTTAGTAGTCATAATGACAACAGGTGTTTCAGGGTATTTATCCCATAGGTAGCTTAAGGCAGAAATCGTCTGCAAAGTGTTATGGCTAGTGATACCATTACCTACAAAGGAATGCTCAGGGTGGTCTACTTCAATATCAAAAACTTCTTTTTCAGAGGATTCTATTTTAACAATAGGGTCATAAAAATAATGATTAGTATCTGTTTCTTGTATACTAAAGACATTTAAACCATCTCTAAAAGAGACTAAACCATGAGAAAGTAAAATGATTTGTTGTGTCTTAGCTTCTTTTTCTGTTTGTATAGAAGTATAGGGTGTTTCTTTAAAGAAAGGGTTAGGACACTTATCAATACAAATGAAATCGCCTTCTTTAACTTCAGATAATCTCACCCATTGTTCCGTGCCGTCTTTTTGACGGACTAAGACGGGGTGAACTTGTGACCCTTCAATTTCATAGCCATATCTTGTTTGAATTTTAATAGTAGGTTTTACACCACCATAATAAAAACTCTTTATAGGTCTTTTTTCTCCCCTTACAATCACATCTAAGGGTTCTTGTAAAGGAGCAAAGGTGTCTGCTTCTGTGATATTAGGGTTGAGACTTGAAATTTCAAGTAAACCCTTACTTGTCTTAATAAGAGTATCGCCTGTCACACACTTGCCAAGCCCGGTATCATCGCCAAGAACGAATCTAGGCATAGCTAGGAGGTGCATAATACCTTGAACTTGATAGTTTCTGAGAGTTAAAGGTTTACCATTAGGCATAGTGGTTCTTAAGATCTTACTAGCTGGTGCTTTTAATTCTTCTCTTGTTCTAATTTCTCTTAATTTAGCTATCGTCTGTTGTAGCTTTGGGTCATCTAAATAACTCATACCTGTCCTTATTGATTTATAAATGATACAAACACACCCACAATGAAAGTGTTTATACTTATATTATATGATTAAGACTAAAAATAGTATCTAAAATATTAGCATAATTTGTAGCACAAGGTAAATTAGAGTGTCTTATGCTATCCATAACCTTTTGATATTCAATAACATTTTCATCTACCATAGAAAAGATTTTTTCAAATAGAACTTTAGACCAAGTTCTATTAAGCCATTTTATAAATTCTGTAATTCCTTTAGTAGCTACATATTCTTCAAAATCGGTAATCTCATCTAATCTTTTAGGCATCTCATCAGCATAATGTAAAGAGATGATAGAAACATTCCTATAAAGAGAAATTTTATCTCTATAGGCAAAAGGGTATTCTTTTATATATAGTTTACGAATACCATGTTGGGTAATTCTAGGAGATTCGAGTTCAAGAAAGCTATCTTCTAATTTATGGAAAGCCATTTTCACAGATATATCAAGAACTCTATGAATGTCATTTATCATTTTTCAAGTAGCCTTTTTAGATTTTTGATTTCTTTTTCGTATTGTTTTTTAACACCGAGAACAATTTCTTTAACTTGTTCATTGTCAGTGCTATTAAAAGCATCATCGAATTTACCTTTATTAAGATAAGCTAAGACAATGGTGTTATTCATAGGGTCATAAAAATGAATTTGGTTTTTTATATCTAGGGTGATAAGTTTACACACAAGTTCATTTTTAGCTAATCTTAATTTATTACTATTAGAGTTTAGTTCTATTGCTGAGGTGACAAATTTTATAGTGTTAGGGTTTTTAGCTAGGTGTAGAGCTTTTTTAAACTCTTTTTTCATTAAAGCATTTACAATATCTTCACCATATAAGGGATCTGATTTTTCTATATCTTGATAAATATCTAAGAGAAAAGAGATATTGTCGGATGATTCTAGAGCAGTGTCAGCATTTCTAGTGGGGAGGGGGCTGGTGGAATAACCACCCCAAGATTTTTCATTTTTTGTAAGCATAATAAGAACTCCTATATACTATATATAATTTATCTATAAATTATTAGTGTATATATATGTGAATTTCTTTTATAGGAGTAGAAAAATGGCTAATTTAGATCAAAATCCACAAGCCAATAACCCCATGAATGCACAAGGGTCATCAGAAATATACAAGTTTGGTATGTCTCCTGATTCTCGTGCAGTATTAAGTCAAAAAGTAAGATTATTAACCCCTACCTATAAAGGTGTAGCTGGACAAAGATACCAATTAGGTGTAGTTAGTTCATTTGCACCCTCTGCAGGTGAGAGAAGTACTGAAATTATAAGAGGTATCGGTTTTGGAGATATTATTGCTGATCGTGTACCTGGTGTAACAGGTGAGTATTCAGCTACAATAGGTAGAACTTTGATGTATGTAAGTAATTTATTTCAATCATTAGGTTTTGCTGGTGGTGTAGATGGTCCTGTTCGTTCAGTAATGCACACTCGCTGGCCCTTTGATATTGAAGAACAAATGGTATTTACATTTATTGCTGATGATTTAGCAAGTGACTCAACAGCTGATGGTTTAGTAAATATTGACTTTTCTTCTCAAAATGTTACCAATGTAGAAAAGAAAGACGATGCAGGTAATCCTTACGCACAAACACATAAAGCATTGATTACTTTTTATGAAGGTTGTTGGTTACATAGTATAGATATGCCTGAAAGATCAGCAGAAGGTGGTATATTAAGTGAAAGTGCAAGTCTTGGTATAACAGATGTACATGACTTATTCACCACCTATGGAGAATTTCTTGCTACAGGTGGTCGTGGTAATAGTGTAAGAACTAGAACTGCAGCTTCAGCTTCAGGTTCAAGAGTTACTACAGGTGTAACTAACTTAGCCTAATAGATAAAACGGGTGACGACCCTTTAACAATAAACGGAGATTATGTATATGACTATATCATTAAATCAACTTAAATCAGCTATGAATAAAATTACAAATGCTGGTTATCAAGAGAAAATCGTATCTTTAGGTGAAAATAGTATTACTATTAAAACTCTCACACCTAAAGAAGAATCTGAATTACAAAAAATCATTTCTGATTTATCAAGACAAGAAGATGTCACTACACTTGAATTTGTAGATGAAGTAAGAAAAGAAACTTTAAGTCGTGCTATTATTCAGATCAATAATATTGATCTTAGAAATATAGATAAAGTAGAAACAGGTGAAATTTTAGAAAATGGTATTCCTGTTTCTATACCAAGACAAGAAGCTGTTGCTATTATGATAGAAGACTTACCTAGAATACTCTTAGGTAAAGTTTTTGAAGAAATGAGTAAATTGACAGAAGAAGTTGAAGAGAAAACAAATAAACTTTTAAAACCTGATTCGGTGAATCTTGATGTAGAAATTGATTCTCTTGAAAAAAGAATACATCAATTAAAAATGCAAAAAGAGAGTCAAAAACTAGATGAGAATGTAGCTAAGAGTACGAATAACATACTCAAGGTTAAAGGACAAGATTCGTTATCAGGTCAATTAAAGAAGGTTGAAGAGTCGGTATGATTTTATGTCTGATTGCTTTCAACACATTAGAGAAATTATAGAAACAGGACACTTAAGTAAATCTTTTAAATTAAATGATGTTTCTATAAAAATTAAAAACCCCAATCTACAATTATTAGATTGGTCAGATGAGTTTTCTTCAAATTTAATAGAAAAGAAGCTCATTTTATTATGTAAGTGTATAGTATCTATTTCAGGAATAGATACTAGAAATTTATATTTTGAATTATATGAATCGTTTATAAATTCATATTGTTTTAGTGTTTTAGACAAATTGAGGGTCTATGCGGACTACCTCATGTATACCGCCACCAAAGCTAATAAATACCTCGAAGCCTTTTGTTATACTGACGAATCAAGATATTTATGGAAAGCATGGAAAGCAAGAAGTCTTTTCACTTCTTATAAATTAGAAGATATTAATAATCTTCAATTATCCTGGGTGATATGGAATGAAGCCGAAGATGAAAGATTAGAATCGGATAGAGACTGGGAAAAGGCATTTTTTATAGCATCGGCAAGTAATGCTAAAGGTGTCGAGTCAGTACAAAAGAAATGGAAAGCTAAAGATAAATCTGAAATGGATAGAAGAGAAGAAATTATAGAGATGGCTAAAAAGGGAGCATTAGAAGACCCATCTAAGAAAAAGTATGTACAACAAAAAAACTATAACAGATCAAAATCAGCTGATGAATTAAAAGAAGAAATGAGAAAATGGGTAGCAGGTGAAGAAGATGAACATGATAGGGCAGTAAGAGAACATAAAGAAGAAGTACAAAACACAGTAAATGAAATGAAAAGACAAGCTGAAGAGATGAAAAAGAGAAATAGAGAGAAGAGGGCAGAATTAGAGAATGTTGTAACAGGTATGAGTTTAATAGGATTAACAGAAGAACAAATAAGAAGTAGAGTTAAGAAAGATATATTTCAAGCACCAACTATAAATGAGGGTAATAAATCTGTTATAGAAAACTTCTTTATGAAACCAACAACAACAGGCAATTTAACCATAGAAGACGGTGAAGTTAAAGGAAACTACACTGAACCTTCTTTAATGGATAAAATAGCTAATAGACGACCTTCAATGGAGTAATAAAATGGCAAAAAGTAGAGGTGGTTTTAGTATAGGGGGAAGTACAGATAGTGCTAAAAAGAATGTTACCCAATTAAATGAATTAGGCAAAGCTATAAAGTACTTAACTGCTAACATAGATGATTTAACACAAGAACAAAGAAAAAATGCAGAAGCTGTAAAAAAAGCAAATGATGCAAATAGTAAAGCATCGGAGATCATTGCTAAAAAATATCAACCTGCTTTTAAATATCTGCAAAAAGAATTTGAGAAAATCGAAGAGATTCAAAGAAATTATAATGAAACAGTAAAAGAGCATTCTCTAAACATAAGTACAACCGCTAGGAATATACAAGACCTAAAAGAAGAGATAAAAGATTTACAAAAAACGGAAGAAGAGGCTGATGCTTCAGATCGAAAGCGAATACAAGGAGAGATCAAACTTAAAGAAAAAGCTCTTAAGAAAGAAGAAGAAGAGGTAAAAAAACATATAGCTCTTCAGAAAGAAGCTGTTGATGAATTTGAAAAACAAAATGGTAGAAAGAATAAGATATTACAAGAAAGTATCAAAGATGAAGAAAAACTTTATAATGAAAGAATGTCTAAAGTAGATGAGACATTTAAGAAAACAGGTAAATTAGGAGAAAAATCTTTTAAAGGTCTAGAAGAAGCACTTGGTGGGATAGATACTCATTTAACTGAAATTTCTAAAATGAGTTCTCTTGGGGATTTAGGTAGAGGAGCTAAAAGTATAGGTGAAAGTTTTGAAAAAGTTGGTGCTACTATTGAAGCTATAGGTGGAGGTCGTTTAGGTAGAACTTTATCAGGTATGGGTAGTATGATTACTAAAGCTATGGGTCCCATAGGTACACTCGTATCTATTGCCGAAACTTTAATGTCAGCCGAAAAAGAACAAAAAGACTTTAATAAACAAATTCTCGAAGGTGGTGGTGCTTTAGATTATATGTCTAAAGGAACAGATAGCTTACATGAAAATTTAAATGTCTTAAGAAAAGGTATGTTAGATTATACAAATTTAACAGAAATGGGTATGGGAGCAGATGAAGTAAGATCCACTTTAATTAGCTTACAAGAAGCTAATATTACTTTAAAAGAAATGGCACCAGCAGGAGCTAGTATTAAAGAACAATTAAGTGGTGCAATAGGTGTAATGAAAGAATTAAAAACCATATCTACTGTTTTTGGTCTTAGTATGGATGAAGCAACAAGCCATGTTGAAACATTACATACTAATTTAGGTAAAACTTTAGATGATGCTGAAGACATGAAAAACATTAAAAATGCTTTTGATAGTATTAGAGATGCTGCCACCCAAGCAGGTTATAGTAATAAAAAATTCTTTAGTACTATTATTGGTGTCACTAATGAAGTTAATTCTATGAACGGTCGTGTTGCTGAAGCAGGGACTTTATTCCTCAAACTTAAAAAACTTATGGGTAAGAAAGGTGAGAAATTATTTGAAGAAGCTAAACAAGGTTATGAGGGTAAATCTTTTCAAGAAAAATACACAGATGTTTTTAAAGTAGGTCAAAGAGATACAAAAAAAATCTTAGAAAGAGAAGCCCTTACTAAATCTATTAGCTTATTTGGTAAAGGAGGAAAAGGGGGTATTTATGGAGGAGAACAAGGTAAAGAGATACAAGAACTATTTACGAAGATAGGTGTGGATATTAAATCTCTCACCGAAGGGAATAAGGAACAAATAACAAAACTCTCTAAAATGAGTATTGAAGATAGAGCAAAATTCTTAGGTGAGGTAAGGACAAAACAAGGTGCAGATGTTGCTAATACCTTACAAGACTTAATTAGTATCGCTCAAGGTGCTAGAGGTGGAACAATAGGTGCTCAAACTCAAGCATTAGGTAAAGTAAGTATGGGGGGTAATTTAGCTATGAGAGCAAGTAAATTTAATTTTCTAAGTCTTACCCCTGAGGAACTCGCTAAAATAGATTTAACTTCTGAAGTCAATCAAAAATTATTAGAAGATGAATTTGGAGAGACTGCTGAAGCCATGAGAGACCTTATGGAAAGAAGTAGAGGGGATTATCTTAGTGCAAATGAGTTAGTTAAAAAATATAGGGAAACTACAGATCAAACAGAAAAAGATAAAATAGAAGCAGACTTAAAAGCTAAAGGTATGGAGATAAAGGGCAATCAATTAATTGCTTCATCTACAGGTCTCGCTATAAATTCTCTCACCGACTTTATTCAGTCTTTTCCTGAACAATTCCAAAAACCTGAAGATATGGAAAATCACCAAAAAACACAAGAAGACCTTTTACAAGAAAGTATTGATGCTACTGTTTCTTCTAGTGATGTAATTGCTACTATCCTTAAAGAAAAACTAGACTTTCTAGGTGATTATACTTCTTGGATTTTCTCTTGGTTATCAGGTGGGACAGATAGAGAAAAGAAAATTCAAGAACAAGAAAAATTAAAAAATGAAATCCGTGAATTAGAAAAACAAAGATCAGAGGATAAAAATTATGTAAATGATCTTAAAAAACAAGTTAATGCCGAAAAAGACCCTACAAAGAAGGCAGATTTAAAAAAGAAATTAGAAGATGCGGAAGCAGGTTTAAAAGGAAGACAAACTGAGATAGAATACCTACAAGGAACATCTAGGGCTTTTAGAGGCGTAGGGGTTAGTGATGTCGGTACAGCTAAAAATATTGCTAGATATGAGTCTGCAAAATCTATTTTTGAATCAACTGAAGGAGACGAAAAAGCGAAATATGCTGCTGTTGAACAAGCAATGCCTGGTGGGTGGGCTGTTGCAGAACTTCAAGCTAGAGAAAAACTAAAAAAAGAAAGCGAGAGACTAGGAGGAGGGGATAATCTATATTCACGAAAATTAAAAGAGCTTGAAAGTGGAGGAGGTGGGGGGTCTGCTTTTGAGGAAGAAAAAAAGCAATTAGAAAACCAATTAAAATTGACTAAAAATGCAACAAGAGACCCTCTTACAGGTTTACCATTAGACAAAAATTTAGCTGACCGTGAAAGCAAACTTAAACAACAACTTGAAGAAGCTAAAGCTAAACGATTTGGTAGTGAAAGTCAGTCCGCCATCTCCAAACTAGATGCATCAAAAAAAGCAGATAAAGATGCCGAAGAGGCGAAAAAAGCAGACGAAGAGGCAGAGAAAAAAAAAGAAGAAAATAAAATCATTGCCGAAAGTGCTAAAGCATCTATAGATGCTCTTAGTTCAGATTCTATTAAAAAAGATGAAAAAGCTAGATTAGAGGAACTAGCTCAATCCACTCAATATAAGAAATGGAATGAAGAGCAACAAAAAGCAGCTAATGATGATTTAATTAAAAAACAAAAAGAAGAAAAGAAAAAAGAGTTTGAAGAGGCTTTTACTAAATTTGCTCAAAGCAAAGGCACTAATATTCAAAGTGAAGATTTTAAAAAGAAACTAGAATCTGCATATGGATATTCACAAATAGGTAGTGGTTGGTCACCAGAAAGCCTTTTGCAATATGTAGATGCAGTAGGTGGTGCAACGCCTACTGCACCACTTGTAACCCCACCACAACCTACACCCGTTCAAGACCTCCTCATTTCTAGTAAAGGGGCTTTCAAACTCGATTCTAAAGACGATGTTGTTGCTATGAAACCAGGTGGTGCTATTGACCAATATATGAAAGGTAAAGGTGCAGGTAGTGTTACTATCAATATTAATGGTGGTGACGAAGCTCGTATCTTTGAAGTCGTTAAAAAAGCTATGCAATCAGCAGGTGTTGTTACTCAAGGAGGTAGATAATGGCTTATATCCAACCTATTATTGCTTCCCCTAATGATGACTTTGGGGGGAGAGGTGTTAGACCTATTATATTTGATATTATCGCCCCTGATGGTCAAACTTCTCTACTATCAGATGGTGTTAATGACTACCGTATGGTTCTCCATGCTAATGTCCAAGATATTTCTATATCCTATGAGAAATCTATCGAACGACAACAAACTATGGGTGGATGGATTGAAGAACACTGGGCAGATAAACCTATCACTATCACCCTAGCAGCTACTACAGGTGGTTTTATACATAAACAAAGAGGTCTTGTCGCTACTTCAGGCCCTGTCCCTAAAGTAGGTGGTATTGATCAAGGTCATACTAGACGAGATACCATAGGCTACCAACAATACCTAGACTTATTAGCTCTCTTCCATAACAATGGTGCTTTCTATGACCGTAATGGCAATATTGTTGTTACAGGTCGTATTAAAATGTCTTTTGATGGTGGGGTTTGGTTCGGTTGGTTTCAAAACTTCTCTGTTGCAGATAGTGCTGAAGCACCTCACTTGTTTAAATGCTCTCTCGGTTTCCAAGTCGAAAGAGAAGTTCATGGTATCAGAACCCAAATCGTATAAGGATTTTATATATGGCTAAAACACCTGATTACCTACAAACTCTCCCCTTTGTAGAACTCGCCACAGGCGAACTCTTTCAACTCTACCCCGATGATGAAGTCGGTGCTTTCCCTGTCGATACTTCTAATGCTTTATTGAGAGGTTATGCTCCCTTTGTTATATATGCCGAACCACCTAATATTATTCAAGCTCTAACTAACACCGAAAAAGATAAACTCATACAAGACAAAATTGTTAAAAGTGCACCTTTTGCTTCACCTGTTAAAAATAGATCTTACCTTAAACTAAACCCCAATAACTTATTCGGTGCTACTATTAGTAGTATTGCAGGACCACCTACTTCTAATAGAACAGAAGATACTAGGTTTATGACTCTTCCTACATACTTAAATGACAGATTAGTTGCTCTCGATATTCTTGATCAATACAAACAATTAAAAGACTTACCTCCCATTACTCTTCTCATTAACCCCCAAAATATGACTATTCAATATAACAAGATACAAGCATATCAAGATACAACAAGAGTAGGTTATATATATCAAGCATGGGGTGAAGATGTGCCTACTATGACTTTAAGTTGTAAAGTGGGTCCTTATATCTCTGATAATGTAGACCCTAAAAAATCAAGAGGGTTGCACCATACAAGTAGAAAAGATAGTGCTTCTTATAGACAACTTATGAACCTATTAGCTTTATTTAAGAATGGTGCTACTATTAGAGATAGATTAGGTAGAACTGAAATGATACACCAAGTAGGGTATCATGTTATAGAATATGATGGTACTCGATATACAGGGCATATTAACTCTTTTAACTGGAGTATAGCTACAGAACAAGCTAATGGTGGTATAGATTTTGAAATGGGTTTTGAAATTCTACAAATGGATTATTTTGAAACACGAAATGTTACAAATTCTTTATACTCACCTGCAGATGCTAAAGCATATACAGGTCAACCTATAAATATCACACCTTTAAACAACCTTATTAAATCAGGAGTAAGCTAAATGACTATCAGTGTTAAAGGTGGTAATAGTGCTACCACTACAGGTAAAATACTAGATAGACCTTATGTTGGTTTATGGAAACCCAATTTTAGAAAAGTCTTATCTTATTCACCTGATGCTCTCGTTTATATAAATGGGGATACTTCTCTTGTAGGTTGTAAAGATTGTAATAATAGAATAGATTTTCAACCTTATATAACATCTGTTTCAGCAGGTGCAGGTGTAGATTCTAGTAGTGGTGATTCTACTATTAACTTTTCTATACCTAAACATCATGGAGATAGTATCTTTAAAGATGGTGCTTTTCTTATTACACCTGGTCTTGAAGTAAATGTTTATATTCGTGGTGTATTTGATGTTAAAGAATTAAATGCTAATGAGATAGTAGAATATGAAGATGAGAGTTATAATCTTAAAGATTTGAAAATGAAACCTTATTATCCTGTTTTTCATGGTGTAGTGACATCTATAAGTTATGCTTATAGTGGTGGGTTTTATAATGGTTCTTTTAGTTGTAATAATTTACTTCATTTTTGGCAATATCAACATATAGATACAAATACTGCATCTATGGCAGCTAGACCTAGTGAATCACCTGGACAAGTTCAAATGAATGGTCATATTTTTACAGGTATGACACCCCACCAAATTATCTATAAATTATATAGAGATTCAGGTGGGTCTGCTCAAGGTATTGTTGCAGGTCTTAATAAAAAGACAAATGTTAATGCTCGTGTAGGTAAGCAAGATGCTTTCAGTTTAAGTCTTAGATATTGGGAACGAAGATTCTCTCAAGGTATGTATGGTTTAAGAATGCACGGTACTTCAGGCAGATTGTTTTCTAGTCTAGAACAAGTTTATTATGGAGGTGCTTCCACAAGTAAAATGGTCTCAGATAGTTTAAAAACTGTAAATAGAGCCCAATCTCAAACAGGAACTGCCAATGGGGCAAGTGGTGCTAATCTATTTAGACAAAGAAATATTGTAAGAATTAATGGAGCAGGTACAAGTTCTCAAATTTTAGAAAGAGGTCCTGATATTATTGAAGTAAATGCTACCTCAGAAAGTGGTAGGGGTTCTCTCACATCAGATATGCAAGCGTATGTTTTAGATATAGGTAATTTAGCTAGTATTAATATGTGGGAATCTACTTATGAAACTAAACAACAAATCGCTTCTACTGTTGCCGAAAAAGCCAATTTTGAATTTTATCAAGATGTAGATGGCGATTTAGTTTTTAAACCACCTTTATATAATCTTAACACCAAAGCTAGTAGAGTTTATGTTCTTAAACCCGAAGATATTATTAGTATGAACTTCTCTGTTAAAGAACCTCAGTATACTTATGCTGTGGTTAAAGGTGTTAACTTTAAAAACATTAATGGTGTTGTAGATGATGAATTTGTAGCACCTAAATCCACCTATATAGATTATAAACTTGTCGCTAAATATGGGTGGAGACCTTTAGATATAGATAGTAATATACATACTAACACTACTTCTGCTTTCTATTATGCCGCCGCTGAATTAGATAGACAAAACCAAGAAGCCGAAACAGCTTCCGTTTCTATCACCCTCCGACCTGAAATTAAACCTGGCTACCCTGTATATATAGAACATATAGACTGTTTCTATTATGTCACATCTGTATCTCACGATTTTAGTTATGGATCTTCTTGTAGCACTACAATAGAAATTAAAGCTAGAAGAAAAAGATTTATGCCACCAGGTGATGAAAATGTTTCTTATAAAGATGACCCTAGTAGAGCTGTTGACCTTATAAATACCTATAAAGGTTCTAAATATCTTAAAAAGAAAGAAGAGATTGTAGGCACTACAGGTTTAGAAAATGAAATTAAATATAAAGTAACAGGTTTTCCTAATGTTGTTATGGGTCTTGATATGACTCGTATAGACCCTAATTTCTTTTATATGGGTACTGAAACTCTTGAAATAGATAAACCTCACTTTAAAAATATGCTTATTGTAGAAGCTATGAATTTAAAGGTTTTATCTTTAGCTCCCGATAGTGTTGAAGACATCTTTGATGAGAATGCTAAATTTGTAGTGCTTAATCCTGTTGATGATGGTGCACCACAACAAATAGGGACAATATCAGGTAAAGATATTAGTCAAGGGCAAAAAGATATTTCTAGTATAAACACAGAGTATCAAAAAGACTTACAATCAGCTGTAAGTAAAAAGAATAAAAAACTATCACCTGATCAAAAGGCAGAAGAACAACAACAAGTAAAAGACAATATGGAAAAGGCTTATAATAATCTCACTAATGTAGAAACTAGAGCCCAAGACCAATCAGAAAATGTAAGTTTTATTTATAATGAAGAATATGAAAGAACTTTATTAAACCCACCTGAAGGACAATTACCTGCTTTAACATTATTAGATTTAATCAATGCGGTTAGAATAAACAAACAAAGAGCAAATGAAACATCTACAGGTATGGGAAGTACTGCTAGTATTTTAGAATTACTTTCTAATAAAAAAAATGCTTTCTCACCTCATGTCCCAGGTTATTTTAGATATTATAGTAGTTCTCACCCTGACCCTAAAATGCAAGGTGCTACTGAAATTGCATTTGATGTACAAAGTAATGAAATTGTAAGTGTAGGTGAAAGACTACTAAGAACATCCGAAGATCGTTTTAATGGAAATAAAATCAATATTGTAAAACCTGATCCTAGTGGAGATGGCGATACAGTAGTATTTACTCAAGATTTTCCTAAAGCAGGTCTTAAAGTAAAAAACTCTTTTACTAAAAAAACTGAAGTAATTGCTACTAATGAAATTACATCTCTAACTTTTCAAGAACATGAAGTTTTTGTAAAAGTAGATAAAAACAAAAAAGAAGAAATCTATATAGATGTTCCTGCTGATTTTTATAGGTCGAATAAAGTTGTCACTAGGAATGATTTTATTGAGAACTTTATTAAAGAAGCTAGTTATAAAAATATAAGAAATTCAAGCCCAACAGAAGAATTGATAGCTAAGTTATTAGATGTATCTCTTATAATAGCAAATCCTAGTATTCCTAATGATGTAAAAGATTTAATTAAAGACCCTGCTAAATTATTTGCCCCTAATGGTGTTGTACAAGAGAGCAAAAAAGCACCTCTTAAAAATACAGATATAGTAGCAAGTCAAATAATAGATATTGCTTATCAAGAGTTTCAAAGAGGACTTGCTTTTGAATGGTTTCATCCCACTAAATATGAATGGATGAAAGCAAGAGGGGGAGCTAATGCTGTGAATAACCCTGAATATGCTATTTTAAATGCAGGTAATGAATATATAGATAGTAATTACTTTCAAGCTATATTCGGAAGTACTTTCACTGTTAATAAGTCATGGGAAGACCTTGAAGCATGGAAGAATGGAAATAAAGCCTTAGATAATGAATGGTGTGGGTCATTTGCAGCTTTTTGTTATCAAAATTTTGTTACAGATATAAACCTAATTAAAAGCCTATTCCCTTCTACAACAAGATTATATCAAGGGGGATTAGGTGGGTTTACTGTGTCAGATAAAAAAGATGACACTACTAGTGCTTTATATAGAATGGAATGGCAGAATGGTAAAAATTTAAGTGGTGAAGATATTAGAGTAGGTGATATTATTGTTGTTGGCAAACTTGAAGATAAATATGGTAAACATATAACTTTATGCCAAGAACCACCTGTAAATGGACAAGGGAATTTTAAAACCCTAGAAGGGAATACCTCAGGAGATTCAGGAGAATATCCACCTGTTAAAGGGATAGATAATACCCTTAAACCTCATAGTCAAGGTGTTTTAAATAGAACAAGGTCTGTGACTGAAATTAGATTTGTATATAGAGTTAGAGAAAACTTCCTTATTCCACCACCTGCTATTGTTGAAGAAGATGTTCAAAGTACAGCATTTAGAAATGAATTATATAAACAAATACAATATGCTGCAGGTAACCTATGGACTGCTATTGAAAAAGGACATAAAGCCTATTTTGATTTAACAGCTAAAACTCCTGCACAAAGAACACCATCCGAACTTGAAAATTCTCAAATAGAATATCAAAAACTAAATGAAACCATAACAGCACTTAATGCTAAAGGTAATCCTATAAATTTGAAAAAGGATGGGGTTAATCCTAGTACTCTTAATAGTTCTTTCACTAAAAAGACAAAAAAGAGTATGGTATTCCCTGTCTCCGATGAAGAAGGTTATGAAGTATATGGTTTTCAAGCATATGGTAGAGGTTTAGATTTAAAAGTAAATGGTACTTATATGTCTTTAGTAGAACAAGACTTTACTAGATTATTAGGCACAGCAGAAATTGAAAGTCTGTATAAGATACTTAAAAACACAAAAGATACAAAAGAAATCCAAGAAGTGTTAGGTTCATCTGCTGATAAATTTGTTAATATGTCTCCTGAAGAAAGAGATGTTATATTTAATAGCACAGGTTTTGAAAAACCTAAAGAAAATACAAGTGAAGCTATTAGAGAAGCATTTATGTCAGGTTTAACAAATAGAATTTTAAGTGAATCAGAAACGAATAAATATGTAGTCGCTAGTAATGTCCCCAAAGCACTTAATCAAATAGCTCCAGGTGGTATTAAAAATAGTGGGTCTGTTTGTCAATGTAGAGGTTATGATTCAGATTTAGATTTAGAAAACCTAACGGAATATAACACACCTTATGTTAAATTAGATTTTAGTGGTGCTGAACATGATACCTTCTCTCAAAAATTACATGATGTAATGATAGAAAAAGGTATTGAATGGAAGATAGATCAAGATAATTATAGAGGTGCAGAGGAACTCAGTGAAACAAATCTCTCTTCTTTTAAGAGTACTCTTGATACTAACATAAATAGAATTTTAAATAATACTAATACAGCTACAGATAGATTACGAACTCTTACTGAAACCTATTCTTCTAATTTAGAAGCAATAGATCAAAAAGAAAAATCAGCATTAGAAAAAGCTGCTTTAGAATCTAGTGGAGATGTGTTTACAGGTAGTGGTATTCTGTGGACTGAAAAGAAAGGAACTAAATAAAATGGATAAAGGTCAAATGAAATCTGAATTTAAGAGTAGTTTAACTAGACCTAATAATCCTAGTACAGGCTGGTCAGCTCTTTCTTTAGGTACTGCTAAAATACAATCTATCAATTGGGAAGAATTTAGATGCACTATTAAAGTTCTTGAAGGTGAAAAAGAAGAACCTATTTATGATGGTGTTGAATTACTCTTCCCTAGTATAGGCTCAAGACACTTTCTCGGTGCTATTCCTGAAGTAGGTGATATGTGTGTTGTCGGTTGGTTTGTTATCGACTCTACAGGTGCTGCAGGTAATAAAAGACCTGCTATTCTCGCTTGGCTTCCCAAAGCACACTATCTCGGTCATGAATGGATTCCTACTCAAGCATTTAATGAAGAAGAGGGTCTTTTAAATAACCCCAAAGATAGAAAAATCCTAGACGGCACTATTAACCGTATCCGTCATAAAATGAGACACTATGAACCTGGTAATATCGGTGCTTCTTCTTCTCAAGGCTCTGATCTTGTCCTAGACGAAGGTGTCTTATTATCTAATAGAAGAGCTAATGAAATCAGATTAAGAGACCAAGATCAAGCTCTTGTTGTTAGATCACTCCAACAATTCCATGCTATGAGTGGTGCTAGAATTTATGGTGGGATGGTTCAAAGAGATGCTAGAATTATCCCCTATGATCTTATCTCTGATGGTCGTGCTTGGGACAGCCCTACTCAACTTGACTCAGCAGGTAAACCTATCACCCAATTTGATTTAAAAGCAGATAATAGTACAGACAGCTACCAACCCCACCCTTTATTTAGAAAAGGTAGTTTAAACAGTAAATCTGCTTTTGAAAACGATGTAGGTCAAAATCTTCCTACATTCATAGACCCCTATAAGTTAATGTACTCAGCTAACCTTATAGATGAAAATCTAAAGACAAGTTCAGAAATTGATTTTAATGTCTATGGTGGTAAAGCTATTCTTAGATATGATGTTGAAGGTAAAAAGACTTTTACTCAAGCTACTACCGAATATCGTATTGAATTAAATCATACCACAGATGGTACTTTACCTGTCACTGAACAAACTGATGGTATGGATATAGACCGAATACCTAATGAAAGAGGAGCTTCAGATAAAGCTCCTTATATAGAATGGGTTTTAGGTACTGTTGTAGGTAATGATGCTTTTACTGATGGTGGTAAAAAGCTATATGGGAAACCTTTATATTCAAATGATTTTGGGTTTATAGACGATGCTACTGACTTACCTATAGAAAACCACCTAGCTACTTTATTTAGAATAAAACCTATTATAGGTGAAGATGCTCCTACATATATGGGTTTTACTAAAGGTGGTGCTTTTAGAGGGTATATAGGCACAAGAGAAGAATTAGGTGCTAAACTTAAAGTAGAAGGTGGTTTAGGACTAGAAGTCTTAGGTGGAACTGATATTCTATATGGTACAGGATTAAGTATAAGTGGAGATGGTAGTTTAGATATTAAGAGTAATAGAAATAGTATCTATATGTTTGCAGGTGGGACTTTTAAAGGTGATGGTGGTGGAAATAGTATAGTCTTAGAGGGTAAAGGGAGTATAGCATTAAAGTCAAGTGATGTGATTGTATTAGATGCTCCTTCAGTGAGATTAAGAAATGCGAGTGCTTTATCTTTCTCAAGTCAGAGTAATTTTGATATTAATAGTGGTGAATCTGTAAGTATAAAGACAAATACAATGAAACAGACTGTTATGGGGGGACAAAGTTCTGCTTTTAGTTCTTTAAATCCTCTTGTACCACCTAGAGATGTTAAGATTATAGGTGGACCAGGTATTGTAGATCAAACTACATATACAGCAGGGACTAGGAATACAATCGCTTTAACTAACTTAAATGATATAACGACAATACCTACAGGTGCAATAACACAAACAGTAGGTGTGGGGACTATAACACAAACAGCCAATGGTAATATTAGTTCTATTTCACCTGCAGGTATATCCCATACAGCAGTAGTAGGTAATGTTAATATAACAGCATTAGCAGGTCTTACAACTATTATAGGTAATGCAGGTGTAAGTATAACAACACCTGCAGCACTCCTATTAAGAGGGACAGCTATTACATTATTAAGTCCAGGTGCTTCAGTGGGTCCTATTATGTGTGGGAGTGATATAAATCCTATAACAGGAACACCATTCTTAGCGACTATGATACCAAGAGGTCAAAATTTAGCTATTGGTTAATAGGATTTAAATTTTTATCTACATACCCATTTTTATATAGCCAATACATTTGGAATGTTATGGCAGCTGGTAATAATATATTCCAACCTATTTGCAAAGACTTTAAAATTAAACCACCAGGTAAGTCAGGGAATAAGAGAGTTAATAAGTAGCCTACACCTGATTCAGGTAAAGAATCTAATAATTCTTCCCAAGAAATCATACCTAACATACCTTTTATAATACCTACAATATTCCAAGAAATTTCAGTAACACTCACCCATATCTTCCAATAAATGTAAGCCTTAATAGGTACAGACAAGGCTTTTAATGTTGCACTACGACTTAAAAGATCATCTAAAAATTTTGCAAAAGGTTTTACTTTTTTACCTACCCCTTTAAGTATAGCTTGTACTTTTATAGGCAATTTCTCTACTAGAGAATCTAATAAAGTAGTAAAAGAAGGAATATCACTATACACTTTCATAAATATTGACAATAATTCAGACTCTCTTTTTAATTTAGAACCTAAATATTTAAGTTTTAATTTCCCCATCTCTAAAAAAGCACCAAATTTCTTATCAAATTCTTTAATCTGTTCCCATGTAGATACTGCTGTCATTCCTATCATCTCTTTAAACTTATTCCAATATTCAGGCATATTTTGAAAACCCTCATATAATTGTTTAAGTTTAATAGATAAAGACCCAAACCCTGCTGTCTTTACTATATGCTTTCCAAAAACCTCAAGTGTATTTATATTCAATTCTCTTCTTACTATATTTGCACTCTTCTTTAAAGGTGTGTTTTTTATTGCTATATAACAAGCATATCTTATTCTAATTTGTGTATTCATATTTAATCTCTCCTCATATAAGGAGATTAAAACATAAAGTATTTATTCAACCCTTCAAGACCCTCTCTTGTCCATAAATCATTAGGGTCTTTACCCCTATATTTACATTCAAAAATCCTCATACCTAATTTACTTAACTTCCTTACTACTTCTTGAGATTTAGATTTACCTGCTTCATCATTATCATAACACATATAAATAGATGACATAGGTGTATAAAATCTCTCAAAGAGTTTAATCGTATTTTCATCCATACCTGCTCTCATTGTAGAGCATACTGTATGAGGAGGTAAAATAGCTTTTTGTAAAGCTACTAAATCAAAGATACCTTCTACTACATAAATATCATCACCATTCCATAAAGACTCAACTACTTTATGAGAATTAATAAGAGTAGGTAGCCATTGGCTACGATCTAACATATATTTATGAACTCTCTTATTACCTTCTGTGTCCCAAGTTCTAGCTTCAAATCCTATGATTTTATTTCTAGGACAAGACACAGGTATAATAAGGTGGTCTTTTAATCTCTCACCTCTAGCACCAAAGTTATTAACAAATCTTTGGCAAGGGATATTGATTTTAATTTTATTAGGATCAAAGGTATGAAATAAGATACCTGTATTTTCATCTACACCACGAGATTTTAAGTAAGCATAATGGGTAGGACTTACAAACATGGTAGATAAAATTTCTTCTAACCATTCATACATATAGAATTTATCCTCTCAGCAAGAAATACTGAGATATATTATATTATGCCCATGCTGGTGGTTGTGCTTTACCTTCTTTTACATCTTTACCTAAATTATGTCCCTTAGTATAAAATTCTAGTGCTGTTGCTTCTGTAGGTGGTTCATGTTTCCCTGCTAAACCATCTTGATAACCCCTAATTGTTTCTGTGTTAATAGCACTAGCAGGTGAACCTGTTCTCATCATAGCCATTTTATTACTCCATTTGTGTATTTATACTTGTATAGTGTATATAAATTCATTATACAATCAATAGGAGCTAAAATGAAATATCTCTTTATACTTTCACTCTTATGTTTCACCTTATTATATGCTCAAGAAAACAAGTATCCTACACATGATGAGATTAGAACTTGTTTAGAATATTGTGCTTTACCTGCCGATAAAAAGAAATTAAGAGAAGGTGAAGCATTTAAAGTCTGTGGCGATTGTTCTAATACTTGTTTTAAAGATAAAGATGCTTGTCTAGGTGAAATAGAAGAAGATTTAGAAGTACATGACAAAAAAGGTAAAAAGAAATGAGTCAAGATACTAATATATTCGGTGGTGGTAATGCCCTATCTTTATATATCCCCCTTACTGAAATTGAAAGAGAATTTATCAGTCGCCTTGTGGAATCAAATGACTTATATATTCTTATTCATGAATGGGGTATTGTACATCAGTGTAGAGCTACTTTCGGTGATAAGAACCTACACTTATATTTTACTATGGCATTTGATAGACCTGAAGCTCCTATGCCTGTATGGTTTTTTGAATTAGAATTAAAAACAAGATCAGGTATTAGTCTATTTAGACAAAAGCTACCTTGTGATTATGATGGTAAACCTTTAAGTGTATGTCAAGGTGTTCAATTAGAAATGGTATGGGATATATCTATTAATGCTATTGACCCTAAGTTGATTAAATCTCTTATGCCACAAACAATTGGTCTTACTTCTCGTAGACAAGATAAAGACACAGGTGATTTGACTGTTGAAGGGAATATGAAATTAAATGCTTTACAAAAGAATAAAGCATACGATTTACACCAAAGAGAAAATAAGATGAAGAATGATAGGTGGGAATGGAGAAAGAAATCTCGTAAGGTATAATTTGTTTATAAGATAGCTTATATAGAATACAAATATGAAAGGCTATCTAAATGTTTACACAAGCTGAAAAGTTAAAGATGATTCGTTTAGCGATGTTGAAAAAACAAGCTAAAAATTTACCTAAAGAAGTAGAAGAAAAAGCTAAATTACTTATAGATAAAGGTTATGATGTAGGTAAAGCATGGGCAGTGTCTTGGAGCATCTATTGTAAATATTCAAATCCTAAATCAGAGCATTGTCATATGAGACCTAGCCAATATTTTAAAGGTCGTAAGAAAAAGAAAGTTTAGTATTTAATTAACACATTATATAAGATACCATCTTCAACTTTATCTATTGAAACATCTAATCCTTGAGATTGTGTCAAATCTAGCTTATTAGCTTTAACTTGTTTAAGTAGAATTTGAGAGCCTTTCTTTAAGGTAAGGCTTAAATCAGTGAAAGAGATAGTTCTTTCTTCATTTTCAACAACTTTAGGTTGTTCAATAATAACCTTAGTCTCAACAGGTTTAGGTGGTTCAACAGGTTTAGGTGGTTCAACAGGTTTAGGTGGTTCAATAGGTTTAGGTGGTTCAATAGGTTTAGGCTGTTCAACAACTTCTACTTGTGTTTGTTCTACAACAGCTGTGGTTTCTTGAACTTGAGCCTCCTCTACAACAACAGGGGGGGTATCACTGCCATGTAGTAGGTGAAGTAAATCGGAAACTTCTTTTCTCAATTCATCAGGTAAACGAGTATTGAAAATAACTTTGAAAGAATTATTGACCCTTGAAGGGTTTTTAAGGTTTTCAGGATCAAGGTTTTTATCATCAAAGAAGGAATACACCCATTTAGATTTGAGAGAAAGAGGACACTTTTTACGGATTTCAGTTAAATACTTATCCATATATTCTTCAAGTTCGTCAATATAGTAGGTATAAGAAGAACCTAAGCTCTCTCTAATTTTATCAAACCAAAAATCTCTATTTTCTTTATCATCAGAGGAATGATAAGGGAAAAAAGAATAGATATTATTATCTACTAGGGATTTGAAAGTATCATAATAGAGATAGTTGCCATTATCTTTAACTGTTTCAGGCACTGCTTCCCCTCTTTCTAATGCTTCTTGGATAGCAATCGCTTTTTGTTTTTTCAATTCTTGACCTAAATCATACATACGAGTAGACCAGTTCTTAAAATCTTCCACTGCATTTAAAACTTTTTGAGTAGTTTCAAGCATAGGAATGTTTAATTTCTGAGCTTCTTTTTTTGCCCAATTTCTGAGTGCATGACTTGCCATGTCTTTCATTAAGAAAACAAATTCAGTACAATCAGGCATAAACCCTACTGCTCTTCTTGCTGGTAGTTTATGCCCTACCATAACAAAATTTAAACCAATCTGTTCACTCATTTGTGGCAACCATGTATCTCTAATTAAAGGATGATGTCCACCGACTACAAAGGTTTTAATCTTATTCTCTTTTTTTAACTTATCTTCTGCTTCTTTGATAGCATTATAAGATTCAGTTATCGCTCTGTGTTGACTTAATACCACAGTGTTTTCATTAGCTCTCATTAGCATTGTTGCTATTTGATCGTCTTTCATTTTTTGTCCTTTTTTTTAAGGGTACGCATTTAGTGTGTTTGTATCATTTCTAGGCTATTCTGTCAATAGCAAATTGATAATTTTATTATTTTCTAGGGAATCAATAGAAATTGATCCATTAGTTTTTAAGCTAGATGAGATAACTTCTTTAATTGAAAGAGAAACCCCATGAGTATAAGAAATGTTAAAGGTATCAAATTCAATACTCTTAGTATCATCAATAGGGGTCTCATTAACTACTTTAGGTAGTAGATCATTTAAATATTCTCTATATATAAGAGGAATCTCACACTGAAAGTGATCAGTGAAAAGCATTTCATAAAAAGACATATCTTTTTCAGGGTATGTTAAATGAACACCATGTAACCAAGTTTTCATAAACTCTATTGTAAAAGTATCATTTGGATTTTCATTTAAGAATGAGAAAACATCTTTAAAATATTGTAAAAGTAAATGAGGAGTTAGAACAAGTGTAGGTGAACATAACTCTTGTACTTTTTGTTCAACAAACTTAACAAGTAAATCCATGTTTTCTTTGTATTTACCTTGTTTTTTCTTATTGGTATTAGGATTTAATTGATCTTCTGAGAGAGGAAAAAATTTAAAGAGTAAATCTCTATTTTCTAATAGGAGATTTTTAAAACTTTCAAAAGTAAAGGCTGATGGGAGTATTCCTTTTTTTAGTGCTTTGGCAGTTTCAGCATATATACTAAAAGGTGGGAAGGCTTCAAAAATCTCTTCCTTTAAAACAACAGGGTCTCTTGTGGTGGTGAAGATCGCAGGAACAGATAAAGACAAAATAGAACTTGAAACTAGTTTATTTAAAGACAAGGGTAATTTTGTATTTTCAGTAGCTATTAAAATAGCACCTGTGCTATTTGGTGGGGTAAGGGCTTCTTTATCTTCTATTGAGATAAAACCATTAACTAGAATAGGGACACCACATTCTTCTGTTAGTTTAGGCAACAAGGTATCTCTAAGGAATGGGTAATCTGTTTTACTTGCGATGACAAACATTTCTATCGCTATCTTATTTACTAACTTCATTGTTTGACTCCTTTAGGGTTAGTATGTTTGTATTATACACACAAAGCCCAGTGTTGTCAATAGTGTTTTAATAATTTTTCTATAAGGTAAAAAGAACTTATTACAGGAGCATATAAAGATGTATGGGTTTAATAGAAGAATAGCGAAAGCTAATGTGAATCCGATCAGACAAAGAACACAATTTTCATGTGTAGCTGCATCAACAGCTATGGCATTAAATGCTTTAGGTGTTAAATGTAATGAAGATGAGGTGAATGAAGTTATAGGTGCGAGACCAATGACAGGAGCATCTTGGGAATCAGTATTAGCTTGTGTTCAACATTATGGTTGTAGAGGGACTTTAGTTACACCTGCAACATTAAAGCAAGTTAAAGAATGGACAGATGCAGGTAAACCTGTACTTATTGGGTGGAACCCAGAAGGTCGTGAATGGAGTCATGCTTCTTTAATATTTGATGTTGTAGGTAAAGAGGGTGGTGGGTATGATGTATATGTAGCAGACTCAAATATACCTGACCCTGAAGAAACAGTAAGAATAGTCGATGGTAAAGAATTTTATAGTAAGTGGTATGAAAAATACAATGGATATTTAATTCGTAGGTCTGCTCTTATGGTAGATAATGAAATCACTCCTGAGGGTCGTCAAGTAATGGCTTCACTTAGAAAGAGAAGATTTTAAGTGAAGATATGTGGTTTATTTTTTAAGCCACATAAGAATAAAATTAACTTAAATAGTGAATTTTGGTTAGTTTTAGATGCTCTAAGTTCAAGTGATGTTCATAACATCATACATTTTAGCTCCTTTATAAAATTTATTTTATTTATGAAAATAGGTGATATAGGAGCTATTTATAAAAGAAACCCTTACATCTTTGAAGACTTTGAATCAGCACAAGAAGAAGCTGAACAAAGGAGAAAAATAAAATGAGAAATAGTAATCGTAGAAGAGCTAGTTTAACACAACCTTTAATGATGAGACATGATTATGGTTCTTATGAAGAACAAGACTTGTCCGAATTATATGCAGATGAAATAGATGCTGAAGAATTATATGGTCGTTTTGAAACAGGCAAGAAAGTAAATGTTCCTAAATATCTTAAAGAACATGGAAATCCTGAAGCAGCTAAAGCATGGGAGGGTAATGCAGGTAAGATTAAAGAAATCAATGAAGGTAAAGTAGAACCTGTTAAGACAGCTAGATATATTAGATTAGCTAAGTTGAAACAAAGATATTTAACAGCGAGTAAAGAAGGTAAATTGGCTGATGATTTATTAGGAAGTCTTGATTATAATTTGTCTATGGAAGACTTATTAACTCAAGCTGACCAATGTGAAGAAATGGCTTCTTCTTTAGAATCAGCATTAGACACTCAAGATGTAGATACATTATTAAGTCATGGTGTAATTAGTGAAGATTTGGCATCTGCTGTAAAGAATGGGATTAGTGCTTTATATGAAGCAACAAATCTAGTAAGAGATAAAATTACAGCATTACAATCTAAAGCTTTAGAATGTCGTTCTAAAGCAAGAGGTTTAAGAAGATATGCTTCTGAACAACAAGCTGATGTAGATGGTAATTATATGAGTGTACAACATATCAGTGAAATGCAAGATATGTTAGGTGTTTTAGGAGATAAAATACAGAGTGGTATGCCTATGGAAGATTGGGTAGAGAGTAAGATTGCTCATGCTCATCAAATCTTAGGTGATTTAGCTTCTTATTTTTATTATGGAGGACATAAATAATCATGTATAACAGAACAGCGATGTTAAATAGGGTTGCTGCTAATGGTATGTATGGTTTTACTAAAGCTGTACAAAACGATGTTAGCACAGCTACTAAAAAACTTGAAAGATATATGACTGATATCTCTCGTACCTTAGAATTAAAGCATCCTGAAGCTGGAACTTTTTTTAAGCATAAAGCAAAAGTAACAGGGTGTCCATATTCTCAAGCATTAGTTAGAGGGTGTGTAATGTTTGACAAGCCAACTAAATTATATGGTGGTGTTTTAGGATTTAAACCTAATTTAGTTAAGGCTTGTTTAAAGGCTATAAATGACTTAACCTTGAAATCAGGTGAAGTTGCTTGTAATCTTTATAGTAAGAATAGAGATCACATTCCCTTCTTAGAAACTCACTTAAAAGAAGTGAATTGTCCATACTCTAAAATGATACTTGAAAGTTATCCCATAGAACTTGCTAAAGAAGTATTAAAAGGATAAAAAAATGACATATAAAGGCACAATAGATGAAGATAAGCAACTAGTTCTATCTCGCCCTTTAAGTGAGATGGATAAGAAACTCATTAGAGTTGCTTATTTAAATCCTGATTTAAGATATGCTGCTATGAGAATAGTAGCAGACAATTCAACAAACAAATTGAAACAATTTGCAGGGGATAGAAAATGGAAGAACCCTGAAACAAGTAATTTAATCGGTTTGGATCGTGTAATGGAATTAGCCACTCAAGATAAGATGTGGGCTAAGGCTATTGTAAAGAAGGTGACGGAAGAATATAAAAAACAAGAAGGTGCAAGTGAAGGTGGTGGAGACACAAAGATACAAAATAAGATAGTTAAGAAATTAAAGGGAGAAGTAGAATCTGAAATTAAAAAATTTAAGGGTGCAGGTAAAGATATTACTAATCCTAAAGATAGGGCAGAGTTTGAAGCATACTTAGATGAAAAACTAAGACCTGCTCAAGAAGAAGTCTATAGAGAAAGAATAAAGAAAGCAACAGGATTAGTTGATCAAGAATTTAAGAAAGCATCAGAAGGTTTATTAGGTACAGGGGTGAAAAAAGCCTTAAGTAAAACTTTTGAAGAAATGGGTTTGGATAAACTTGCAAATGTTTTAAAGCCATCTGCACCTAAAAATATTGGTGCAAAAGAAATAGCAGGTGTAGGTCTCTTTGCTCAGATAGCTTCTTCAGTGGGAGGTCTTTTAGGAGGAGGTTCTGCTGTAGCTCCTGTTGCTGTTGCTCCTGTTGCTGTAGGAGCTAAAGCTGTTGCTCCTGTTGTTGCGGTAGGAGCTAAAGCTGTTGCGACAGGTGGTATACTTAGTAGTATTGTAAGTGGTGCTACCGCTTTAGTTGCATCTCCTTTTGTTATTGGTGCAGGTCTTGCTTTATCTTATAGAGTATATCAAAACTATAAGAACACACCTGAAGGTGAAAAAAGAGCTAAACTCAAAGAAGAATTTAATAAGAAAAAAGAAGAGTTAGTTAAAAAATTAGAGAGAGAAAGAAAATATGAAGACATAGGTAAAGAAGAAGCCACTAATGAGGGGATTAAAGAATTTTTTAAAGACGAGACTTTTGATGATGATATTTTAGGCGATGATTTAACAATCAAAGAATTGTTAGATATTTCTCAAGATGGAGACATCGAAGAAAAAGAAAGAGCCAAAAAAATTCTTGAAGAAAAAAAGAAAGAATATATGGGGGCTAAATATACTCGTGAAAAGCTATTACTCCAAGAAACTAAGAATAAAAAATTTAAAACACCCGATGGAAAAAGAATTACCGTTAAAGAAATGATAGATATGGAAGAAGAAGGAGATAGTTGGGCAACTAATAAATTAAAAGACCTAAGACACACTATTGAAGGACCAGAAGAATTAGGTGAAGAAGAAAGCGAAAAAGAAAAAGAAGATAGGATTTTAAGACAAAGAGGACAATTAGATATGTCCACAATTCAAGATAAGACTGAATCCGATTTGGAGAGGGATTTGGCTTTAATGTCATTCGATGAAGTAAACGATGTTCAAGAAGACCTAATGAAACAAACTAAAAAGAAAAGAGAACCTAAAGCGCCTATAAACAAAAAGAAAAGAACTACTACTAAATCAGACTCAGGTATTTCTTCCGAAGATGCAAAAACAGTTTTAGAGGCTATTAGTAAAATTAGAAAAGAACAAGAAAGCATGGAAGATAAATATAAGAACGAAACTTGGGAAAACCCAGAAGGTAGAATAATTAAATTTAACACTTTAAAGAAAATATTTGGGGACTCTACTCATAAACATCACGATTGGGCAGTATCTGAATGGAAGAGATTAAAGAGCAAGATAAATAAGAAAGGTGCTGACCAAGACAAAGAAATAAATAAGATCGTTAAAGATAAATTTGAAAGTGCATTGACAGTAGACCCTACAATTATAGAACTTTTTAAATCTGTAAGTACTGATGGGAAATTTGACGAAGGGAAATTAGAAGAGATTATGAAAGGGGTATCTGAATTAGGTAAGTTATTAAACTCAGAAGAAAGCACCAAGAAAAAAGCTAGTCTTAGTAGAGAATCTTTGATTAAACTCGCTTATTATAATCCTGATAAAAGAAGTCAAATTTTAAAATTATTGCTTAAATAAACTTTCTATAATCATACTTGTATAAAGATAGTATGAATATAGGAAGGTCTTTATGAACGACATTAAAAAATCACTTATTAAAATTGCATATCAAAACCCTAATTTAAGAAAAGATATTATTAATATTGTTGATAGTAATAACAAAGAACATTTAATTAAAGGTCTTGTCAAGATTGCTTATTTCAATCCTAGTATGAGAAAAGACATTTTGCCTTATATAGAAAAACTAGCTGCTACTAAAGGTACTTATAAAAGTATGGATAAAGCAATAGCTGAAGGTCAAGCTCAAAAAAAGAAAGCACCCTCTACTATCCCCCAAAATGTTTATGATGCAGCTAAAAATGAAACCTATAGTAATTTCGGTCTCCAAACATATCTTAAATCCGAATTAGGCAAACAAAAAATAAAGAACCCTGCTTTAAAAGATAATCCTAATGCTCAAAAAGAAGTTGCTATATCCACTATCCTAAACCATGCTACTAATAAAAACGACCCCTACTTTGAAGATTCTAAAAATATACTAAAAGAATTTATGGATCGTATTACCCAAACATATGAAAAAGAAACTGGTGAAAAAGGAAAAGAAAAGGGTAAGGAAGAAGGAGGTGAAGAAACAACAATAGAACAACCTAAAGAAAAAGCTGTTGAAGGTTCACCTCAAAGTATAGCTGAACAAAAATCTCAAGAACTAGAAGAAAAAATAGACACTAAAGTAGATGAGATTGTAGATTTACCTGAGGAACAACAAGAACAAGAAATAGAAGATACTGCTTATGGAACTTTAGCAGGTACGGTTACAGATATGTTTGAAAATTTAGGTGTACCTAATGCTGAAGAAGTAGGTGATGGTGTTATTGAAAATAGAAAAGAAGAGAAAAAAGAAAAAGAAGAGCATGAACAAAAACTAAAAGCATTAGATGAAGAAGAAAAGAAACAAGCTCAAGAAACTAAACAACAAATTAATGCTACTTTTGCTAGTAGAACTAAAGACACTTATGATGAGATGGAAGAAGAACTTCTTGACTTTGAAGATATAATGCCAGAAGTCTTTGATAATATTGAAAAAGATATAAAATGGAATGATGATGAAGAGGCTTACTTTCATGTCCCTGAAGATATCAGTAAAGTATTAAATGAAAGTGCCAAGAGTGTAAGAGAAAACCCCACACTTGAGAATATTAATACAGTCGTAAATAACCTTCCTGGTCCAATACAAACAGAAATAGTAGAAGAATTAAAAGAAAATGGTGCTAATCGTGAGACAGTTGCAATAGTAGTTGCAACCGCAGAGATGGTGTCTGAAACAGTAGAAAACCCTCAAAATTATTATGGTGATTACTATGAAGAGAGAATAGAAGAATTAGAAACTCCTTCAGAACCCAAGAAAAAAGGTTGGTTTAAAGGGATGATGGAAACATTCCAAAATATGACAGACAGTCTTAAATTTGGAAAAGATATTATTGATTCTGAAAAAACTAAGGAATACTTAGAAGAGAAAGGTCTCACTAAAGAAGATCTTTATGGTGATAAAAGAAAAGAAGTTCTTGATGTTTTAAATAAAGTAAAAGATATAAAGCATACTGAAGATTTGTTAAAAGAACATTTACCTAAAGGTGTAAGTACTCCTTTAAGTCCTAATCTAATAAATGAAATGGCTAGTCTCAAAGGTAAGTTAAAAGACAGAGACTTTGAAAAATTAGTATCTTTAACTTTAGGTGGTAACGGAAAAAAGATTACAGAAGAAGATCAAAATAGCTATGTAGGTGAAGCAGAGGATTTTAAAGAAGAATTTGAAAAACACAAAGAACTAATGGATAAGGCTAAAAAATTAGGTGTTAACTATGAAGACATAGCTAGAGATGAATCAAAGATTGAAATTTTAAACAAAGCAAATGAATTTCTAAAAGATAAAAACATCGAAGATAGTTTAAAAAGACAGATAACTAAAGAGTTCATGAATGGAAAGATAACAGAGAAAGACACAGATTTGCTAGGTAAGGTTTTAAACAAAGAATTAGATACAGATGAGAAACTTCTTTTAGAAAGAGGAGATAATGCCTTAGATTCTTTTAAAAAACTAAAACTAGATAAAGATAAAAAAGAACAAATTAAAGAATTTGCATCTACTAAACAATACAAAGATGATACTTTATTTGATGCTCCTCCTATCTCTTATGATCAAATAGTAGAGATGTCTAAATCAAAAGACCCTGATGATAGTGCTTGGGCTAAAGAGAAATTAAAAAGCATAGAAAAAGAATATGATGAAGATATAAAAAAGAAAACTATCACTCAACAAAAACAAAGAGAACAAATAGAAGCCTTATTCAAACCTGAACAAGAAGGTGGAAAACCTCTCAAAATTAAAGACGATACAGGTAATAAATATACAATAGAAGAAGTATATGATTTGGCAGAAGACTCTTCTAATCCCGCTAAACAAGCATGGGCAGCTAAAACTTTAGATGGCTTGAAGAAATCCCTATCGGGTGAATTAGAAGCAGATGCTAAAGAAGTAAAAGAACAAGTATATAAAGAACATGAAGAAGAAAAGAATAAACTTGTCGAAGAACATGAAAAGAAAAAGACTTCTTTAAATGAAGAACATACTAAAAAGATCAAAGATATTGATGATAGTCATGCTACTAAACAAAAAGAAATTGAAGATACCTATACTAATAAAAAGAAAGATATAGACACTCACTATGAAACTGAGAAAAAGAAAATTGAAGAAGGTGTAGCTCAAGATATAGCAAAATTAAATTCTGATCATGAAACAAGAGTCAAAAAAAGAAAAGAAGAAGGTGATAAAGAAATAAATGAAATCATCAAAAATGAATTAGATGTGGAAGGAGAACAAAAGAAAATAGATGAAAAGTATTTAGTTCTTGCTCTTGACCCTAAATATCAAGGTGATGAGGGTGAAAAATTAAAAGAAGAAGAAAAACAAAAGGACTTGAAATCCCTAGAAGAAAAAAGAAAAGAAATTATTAACAATAACCCAGATGCCCAAAAAAAGAATACAAGTTTAACTAAGTCTTTAAATAGCTTACAAAAGAAACCTATAGAGATAACGAATAAAGAAAAAGCAAAAGAAAAAGCTCTTAAACAATTAGAAGATGAAACGGCATTAGCTAAAACAAAAGCAGATGAGGATTATAATCAATCTAAAATAGATGCTGAAAATGAATATAATGCTAAAAAGACACAAGAATATTCAAGTCACGAAGATACTATGAAAAACACAGATAATGAACATAAGAAACAAATAAAAGATAAACAAAAGGAATTAACCACAAGAATAAAAAATATCTCTAAACAACATGATGAAGAACTTAGTGAAGAAGAGGGAATAGACTTACATTTTCAAGAAATGGTGTTAGATGAATTAAGTGAAGAAAAACAAGATAAAATAGAAGAGAAGATGAAGAAGACGATAAAGAAAAAGAAAAAGAAATTAACTGATGAAGAAATAGAAGAAGAAAGTGTAGATTTTGTTAATAATAATCGTAAACTATTTAGTGAGATACCAGACGATGATGAAGCTGTATTTGCAGCTAGAATACTCTTACAAAGTTTAAAAAATAAAAAACCACAAAAGAAGACCGAACCTTCTTCAGATAAAAAAGTCAAGGAAGAGGAAAAACCAAGCAAAGAAGATTTGAGTATGACCCAATACTTTGGAGATAGAACTTGGGATATTGTAGGCACTTTAAGTACAGGAAGGAAAAAAACAGACACCTTAGATTTTAAAAAATTACTTAGTGCATATAAAAAGGCAAAAAGTAAAAATAACCCCTATGATGAAGAATATACAGATCAAGTCATAGAACAATATGAAGATGCTAAAAAAGAATATAAACAACAAGCAAAGACAAATAAGAAAGCTAGTATTTATATTACTTCTAAAGAAGATAAGAAAGAACAAATCAAACAAAAGATTAGAGAAATGAGTAAATTTGAAGAGAGTGATTTTGAAGAACTTAAACCTTATTTCAATGATAACTTAGAATTTGATAAAGAGAAATACTTAGAAGATAAGAAAAAAGGAAGATTAGAAAAGAATAAAGAAAGAGATAAAGAGATTGAAGCTCGAAAAGATAAATTGGAGTTAAGAAAAACTAAAGTAGATATGATGATACTAAAGAAACAGATGCAAAAGATGACACAACAAAAACAAGCATCTATAAAAAATAAACTTATCAAAATAGCTTTATCTTCTAAGCCTGAAATCAAAAATATTATTCTTAATCACATTTGATTTTTCTTTTATATGTCTCATTCTTATAGATAACGAATGAGGTCTTCATGAAACACATCGCTAAAGAACGATCTGATGATGAAAAAAAAGAGATATATGATAAGTGGAAGAGTCTTATCAATATGTCTGAAAAAGAATTAAAAGATTGGGGCAAAGACCCTGACCATCTTGAAGCATCTTTAAATAGAGAAGAAGCTAAACAAAATGGGAAAATACAATCAGGTTATGATTCCTTTCATCGTATTAAGAGAAGAAAAGATAAACCATTTGAAGATTGGTCTGCACAAGATTTTGATAATGCTAGTCAAGAAAATGGGTTTAATGGTCGTATGCTCGGTGGAAATCCTGGTAAACCTGTTGGTTCTACAGGTATGAGTAAATGGGAAATCTCATTAAGAAACTGGGGACATGACCCTAGTAAACCTAATAGTCCTTCATATGCTAAATGGAAAAAATGGAAGAAAGAAAACGAGGAAGAAATTAAAATGAGTCTCGCTAAGAAAAAGAAAGCAAATCTTATACTAGATTTATATAAAATGAGCTTCAAAGTTAAAGGTGGGGAAAACCTTAGAAGAGCTTGTTTAATGTGTTTAAACACTAAACAAGCTAGTGCTATGACTATCACACCTGAATTAATTGAGTCTCTACCTGAAGAGAAACAAGAAAAATTAAAATTTGATGTTTTAGTAGCCCACCTAGATCAAGTAAAAAATGACATAAGTTCTAAAATTGGGATGAGCATTAATATTATCAAATCCTATTTAGATGAAAAAGGTCTTTTTAATGGTAAAAACCTTTTGAGTATGAAACTAAAAAAACCTGTTAATATTCAACAAAAAGCTACTATTCAAATCTTAAATTCTTTTGCTCAAAAAAAAGACCCTTATTCTTTGTTAAAATTTACGAGTGCTTTAATAGCAGCAGACACACCTGAAGAAGTAGCTAACTTAATCAAAGTGCCTGTTTCAGAAATACAAAAAGAGATACCTTTAAATAGCTTAGGTGAAAAAAGTGAAAAAATGGTTTCTTTTATTATGGGTATGGATGATTTAAAATTTTTTGCTGTTAATTGTTCTATGAGTTTACTTAAAGTAGTCTTAATACAAGTCGTGTTTCTAGGGGCTACTATTACAGGTGCTTTAATGCACCTAGTTCCTGTCCTTATTGTTATTCTATTAATGACTATCTTAACAGACTCTAAAACAACAGCTAATTTCTTAAAAAAAATGGGTATCGCAACCTCTGTCATACCAGCTGTTCTTATTGCTAGATTAATCCCACACCTAAAATTAGCCTACAATAAAATCTCTGATGTGTTTAAAGACATAGCTCTAAATATTTCTAAAGGTTACGATTGGGCTAAAAATAAAACTATGTCCCTATTTGATAGAAAACAAGAAGTTTTAAGTGAAGCTATAAAACTTGCTTCATATAATCCAGTGTTTTATAGAATGCTTGAGGAAAGATTATGAAAAATAAAGCGAATATTATCTCTGATTTGTATAGAATGAGTTTCAAAGTTAAAGGTGGGGAAAACCTTAGAAGAGCTTGTTTAATGTGTTTAAACACTAAACAAGCTAATGCTATGGATATTACACCTGAGTTAATCGAATCTCTACCTGAAGAGAAACAAGAAAAATTAAAATTTGATGTTTTAGTTGCTCACCTAGATCAAGTAAAAAATGATGTAACTTCTACAGTAAGAGAGAATGTAGATATTGTTAAAAACTATATAGTAGAAAAAGGACTTTTTAATGGTAAAAACATTGTAAGTGCCAAATTAAAAAAACCTGTAAACATCATTCAAAAAGCTATTGTTCAAATCTTAAATACTTTTGTGAATCGTAAAGACATCTATTCTTTATTTAGATTCACAAGTCAATTAATAGCTGCTAAAACTCCAGAAGAAATTGCATCCTTGACAAAAGTGTCTTTATTGGAAGTAAGAGATATTTTAAAACAAGAATCTCTAATGAATAAACAAATAGAAAAAAGTATAGACCTAACAGAATCTTCTAATGAGGCATTCTTATTTTTAGACAACACTAAATTTTTTGCTGTTAATGGTCTTTTTGCTTTAAGTAAAGTCATTCTTGTAAAAGTGTTTTTATTCGGTGCTCCTGTAGTAGGTGTTCTTTTACATTTAATGCCTATGATAGGTAGTATATTATTGATGGCGATTTTAACAGATGTCGATACAACAGCCAATCTTGTTAAAAAATTTGGTATTGCGACTACAGTTATCCCAGCTGTTCTTATTGCTAGATTAATTCCTCACCTGAAATTAGCCTACAATAAAATATCTGATGTTCTTAAAGACCTCTCTCTAAATATCTCTAAAGGATATGACTGGGCTAAGAATAAAACCTTATCTCTATTTGATAGAAAACAAGAAGTTTTATCCGAAGCTATAAAACTTGCTTCATATAATCCAGTGTTTTATAGAATGCTTGAGGAAAGATTATGTTAAATAAAAGAGCTTATATTCAAAGAGCTATGATAAGAAGAGCCTTTGAAAATAAGGATATGACTTTAGCTGAACAAGAAGTCTTATCTAAGTCCATTCCTTTTAAGATGAAAGAGAAACTTTTAGAGGTATGGGCAAATTCTTTTATTAAAAAATTCGATCTTGATAAGTTATTAGGTTCAGGTGCATATGAGTTTTTCTCAGGTGCTTGGGAAGCGTTTGAGACAAAAGGTGATGGGTCTGTTAATCTAAATTTCCCTGCTTTCTTAGACTATATAGAAGAAGAAGGTTTTAGAGAACCTAAAACGGAATTTGCAGAGAAATTTAGAGACACCTTAAAAAAATTCACCGACACATCAGACTTAATTCATTACTTGTTTGAAATCCTAGTAGCAGACAGCACTAGTGAACTTAAGAAAAAAACAGGTATCCTATTTACTAAACCTACTAAAAAAGAACTACTTCAAGGTAAAACTAGAGATGTCATGTCTTTAATACCAGGGTCGGAAGTTATCAAAGATAGTTTAAATTATGTTGTTGATCTTAATGATAGGAAACTAGCATTAGTTATAGTAGCTATCCCATTCTTACTTAATCTCATAGCTACAAAAATAACTTTGCCTATGTATCTAGCTGCTTGGGCATCCACAGAAATGACTACAAAACAATATCTTGCTCAACTTGTTATGTTATTCTTATTTGGCAGTAATAGAGCTAGGGGGAGTGTGCCTAAGAAAATAATACTTATGGCAGGTGGGGGTTTCTTTGCTCTTATTAATGACTTATTTAGACTTATTGGGTGGTCTTACAAGAAGATTAAAAATTTTATTTTCTCTATTATTAAACCTATACTAAAATACATAGGAGTTAGTAATAATGAGCAAAATACTAAGAACACTTATCAAGGAATCTTACAACCTACCTAATGGAGATAAGTTAAGAAAAGCTAGTTTACAATATGGGTATATTCACAATAGTTTTAAAAAATCCTCTCTTGACTCAGCAGATGAAATGTTTTGGGTATCTGAAATTGGAAAAGACTATAGCAATAAATTTGCTTCTGAATTTGTTGTGTCTGAATCTCTCAAATTAAATGTTTCTCATATTAATCATATAATTAAAGAAAATATAAGTCCTAGTGAAATGGCAAAATTGACTCAAGAAGGAAATGAAAAAATAGTCGAGAAACTAATAGACAGTCTTCCACCTGATTTACAAAAGACCCTAATTCAACACTTTCAAAAAAATGCCCACCAAACTCCTTTTATTGCTACTCTAACCGCTTATGCTCCCTGGGCTATAGGTTTTATTGTAGCTTTTATTATTACTTACCTCATCTATAAAAACCCTAAAAAAGCTAAAAAAATACTTAATTCAGGATTAAAGAAAATAAAAAACTTAGGGGTGATACTAGGCAAAGTATTAGCTACTAGTTATAAATGGCTTGTTATAGGTATAAACAAAACAATAGAAGTAGGAACTCCTGTTTTAATAGAAGGTGGAAAAATGCTCCTTAAAGGTCTAGGTCAAGCAGGTGAACTTCTATTGAAAGGTCTTCAATTTGGGGGCAAATTTCTATTAGAAGCTATTAAATATACAGGCACAAATGTCTTACCTAAAATCTTAGCTACCTTGTTAGATATATCAGAAAGTACTATAGATTTATCTAAGTGGTTAAGTGATAGATATAAATATGGAGAAAGTGCTGCTAATTACCTACAAAAACTAAGAGCTGATGATAAAGAAAAACAAAGATTATTAAATATAATGAACATGAGTCTTACTAAAAGTAGAACTGCTAGATTGAATTTAATTAGAACTGCTTTTGAATGTGAGTATAACTTAGGTCTTTATGTTCAAGAAGGTATCTAAAAATGCTATATTTCGCATATGGGGCTAATATAGATCAAAATAAGTTTTTAAAGAGATGCCCCTTAGCTAAAAACAAAGGTGTTTATAAACTTAATAACTACCATATTTGTTTTATTGGGGTCTCATCAAAACATCATGGAAGAGGTGCTTCTACTATTATCCCTTATAAAAACTATTATGTTGAAGGTATACTTTGGGATATTCCTTATATAGATATACATAACTTAGATAGAATAGAAGGATACCCCAATAGGTATAAGAAAATGAAATTTCAAACACCTTATGGTGAAGCATTTACTTATATTGCTATAAGTCATATTCAAAATGAACCAGATTGTGATTATTTTGAAGAAATAATGTTATGGTATGATATTTATGGGTTTGATAAAAAGAACCTTATAGATGCTTATATAAATTCTTTATAAATGAATATAGTTTTAGAGATTAGTGTTTATAAAGTGAGTTTAATAAAATGATGAATAAAGAAGCTTGTATTATAGCGACTGGTGAGTGGGGTGGTAGTCGTGTACTATTTAAAAATAGAGATAGAAATTACTTGCCCCCTTTGAAAGTCTACCATGAAGTTATTAATGGTGTTGAAATTCTTTATTATAAAGATGAACTCACAGGGTGGACTGAAGGCATGAATGAATATGGTATCGGTATTGTAAATGCAGCTCTCTCAGTTAATGATGATGAAAAAGAAAAAAATAGAGTCACTAACCCTAAAATAGTTATCCTAAACAAAGACCCTAAAAAAGTTCTCAAAGCTCTCCAACAAAAAACTTTAGATGAAGCAGTTAGTGTCATTTGTGATTATCTCGGTGGCTTAACAGGTCATACTTTTATATCTGATGGCACTACCACTAAATCTATTGAACTCACTAAAGAACATGGCTGTGTTGTTAAAACCCTTAGAAATGGTGGTATCCATGTAAGAACTAATCATGGTATTAATCATGAAGAAGCAGGTTATCAAGAAGGGATTAAAAGAGACAGTTCTGTTATGAGAAGAAATAGAGCTATCCGTAAATTAAAAGAAGTTCAATATGTTGAAGATGTAGCACCCACAGTATATGGATATCGTGTAGGTAAAGACCCCTTTAATCCTTTAAATATGGTAAGAGATAGTAAAGAAAAAGTAGATATGAAATCCACTTCTCAAGTCGTTATGGATTTAAGTAATAAAAAAATGTATCTCTATCTCATTCCTAGAAAAGTTAAATTCTTAGGATACTACAAAAATAACAATGTTAAAAAACCTAAGTGTGAGCTGTCCGTTATCAAATATACAGGTATTAAAGAAGATGGGACTTTTGATATGGATATAGTAGACACCCTAGAATATGGCATTAAAGACTATATCCCACCATCTAAAAGATTAGCTTCTCAAATGATTAGAACAGCTATGCTTAAAAAAGAAATCTTGTCAGGTCTTAATCCTGAAGTAAAAAAAAAAGCAAAGTTTTAGATGTTGAGGGAGAATATAAAGGCAGAGGTACTAAAAATACATTTTCTATAGGTGATGAAAAGGTTAATTTAGAGGTAGATCAAGATAAGAATATCTTTATAAATTGTACTTGTGGGTTCTGGGTATATCAAGGTTGTGAGTATCATGCAAAAACAGACGGGTATTTATTAGGTTCACCTCAAGGCACTGCTACTAAACCTAAAAAGACTGACCCTGAAGGTGAAAACAGATTATGTAAACATACTTATGCTGTTTTAAAAAAAATAAAATCGGTATAGTGTGATTAACAAAAAGGAGTTTATCTTATGCCTACTTATGTATATCAATGCCCTAAGTGCGATTTAGAATTTGAAGTCACTAAAAAAATGTCAGAATCTTCTACACCTGAAGTGTGTTTAGATTGTGGTCCAGATACTATATGTAATAAAATACCTGCTATGCCCCAAGTTATGTTTAAAGGCGATGATTGGGGTGATAAAAATAGCCGTATTAAAAAACAAATGGAAGCTCGGAGAAGCAAAGCTACCATTAAACAAGATGAAATGAAAAAAGAAGCACCAGGGGTCACTCTAGTCCCCAATGTCGATGGTGAAAGAGTAGATTCCTGGTCAGATGCTCAAAAATTAGCTAAATCTAAAGGTAAAAATACTGAAAGCTATAATGACCTAGTGAAAAAAGAAAGCAAATAAGACCTTAATTGATTTATATAATATCTATATATATACAATTATGTTTTAAGGAGAATTTCTATGTCCAGAGGTAGATTAGCCGCTAGTTTTAATTATCGTTCTAAAGGTCTTATTGATATGAGTATTCGTAATGAATTACTCAGAGGTTTTGATATCGTTCAAGTTTCAGGTGCTAGTAATGTCAATACTGCTTTTAATGCTCCTAGATTAATGTTTGAAGTCAGAGTCGGAGGTTCTTTTCAATCACCTGCTATTGAAACTACTAGAATACAACCTGAAGAATCTAAAAGAAACAATACTCGTTTTGTTTTTGATCTTGGTGACTATGCTACTACTTATGTCGCAGGTGATACTAGAATCCCTTCCGATGGTGAATCTTTATTCGTTCGCCTAAGAGGTAGATATAAACATAACCCTACTACTTATTCCGAATGGGGTCCGATTATTGCTGTCCCTCCTTACGATTTCTTCACCACTGCTCACCCTATTTTTACATTTACAGGTAATGCTCCTATCCTAGCTTCCGAACCTGATACTATGGGTGCAGGTTGTATGGATATTATGCTTCCTTACTTCTCTCATACAATCAATATCACTAATCTTGACCCTGACCAAGAATTATATACTACTTTCCATCCAGGTCTAAACCCTACTATTATTAGACCTTATAGTGAAGTCAGTTTAACAGGTGGTGGTGCTCCTGAAATTATTGTAGGTTGTAGTCCTACTGCTACTGAGGGTGGCACTGTAGGTGAAGTCAGATTCTCTGTAAGAATGGCTATGGTTAATCACTCTTAATAAAGAGTTTATTTTATTTATATATTTTAATGTATTAGTAATAAGTATAATAGGAGTTCTCAAATGCCTTATATTGTTGTCCGTAGAGATGATATTCAAGCAGGTTCTGTCCAGATTACTGACTTATACTTCAATAAATCTCAAGCTAGAAGCCACATTGAGCCTTATCCTCAAGGACCTATCTATCTTAGACCTATTGATGTAAATAGTTATGGAAGACTTGCTCCAAGATTAAAATCAGTTGGAGGCGATATTAAAATCGCTCTCCAAACCACAGGTCTTACTGCTTATGTTCTTACACAAGTGGATAATGATGGTGCATCTTTAACTTTAGCTCAAGCTATTGAAGTTGCTGAATATATTGTAAATAAAGCATATGCAGCTGAAGACCTCGATAACCTCGAAGCAGATTTACAAGCAGATATTAACGGAGATTATCATTATGGGGATGATGTTGAAAATCTCATCAAGATATTATCTGGCGAGAAATTTGTAGTTTCTGCCAATACCACTATTGAAGATGGTGGTGTCCATGTTCCTCTACTTATAGGTTCTTCTAATTTTCCTATTCCAGGTGATAGAAGACTTGTAACAGGAGATACTGCTTGGGTTGAAAGTCTTGCTTCAGGTCAATTATATCAATACACCAATGTGGTTAATTCCTATGGTGCTGATAGAACTCCTTCTCTTCAAGAAGTTAATCCAAATGGTATTAACCACCCAGCTAATGGGAATGGTAACCCTTTATGTGTCATCTATCTTAATGATGGCACTGTTTTCACTAGTGCCGATATTTAATCATAGGAGATATAGAAAATGGCTATCGTTTATATTACTGTTACAAGAGATGACATTCCTAATGCTACTCTTCAAATTAGAGATTTGTTTCCTAACCCTTCTCAATTTAACCCTGTTATTGATGCTTATCCTCAGGGTCCTTTCTATTTAACACAACCTGCTAATAGTACCGTTGCTACTTCTTCTAATGGTAATACTAGAACTATTAGAAATAATGTTAGTGGTCTTGCTGCTTATCTTATCGCTACCGTTGGTGGTGCTTTCTTTGATGGTCCAGATGTTGATATTTTAACTGATGATGACCATGCACTTACCGCTAGTGAAGCTAATGCTATCGCTCTCGCTATTATCGCTCGTATGCAAACAAGCAATACTCTTACTACTGCTGCTCTTAATGCTATCATTCAAGCAAATACTGCTGGTGGTGATCTTAATGGTATCGGTCTTAGATCTTCTACTGCTAGACTTGCTGATATTCTCGCTATTCTAACAGGTGCTGTTTTCTCTCTTCCTGCAAGTCATCAAGTCCAAAATGCTGATGGTATCTTTACACCTATCGCTGTTATTGATATTGATGATTACTTCTCAGGTGAAAAGAATAATCGTGTCTTAGCTAGTGATATTGCTGTATCTGCTGCTAAAGGTGCTTTGTCTGTTATGTTGTCCGATAACTTCACCTATAAGGGTGTTGCTAATAACTGTATCGCTATCTATAACAGTGACGGTACTGTTTACAATCCAAATGCCTAATAAGGATTTTTAATCTTATGAAATTGAATCTCGCTGATAAAAAGGTTATCCAAGCATTTTTCAATAAAACTACATCTGAATCTAGATGCTTTGTTTCTGATGGTCTTAAACTCCTCGCTACATGGGGAGAACAAGTTGCTGAATGGAAAGATAATCAAATTGTCTATAACACAGAAAGCAAAAAGACTAAACAAATTATAGACCAAGTTAAGAGTATCCAAAAATGAACACTGAAAAATATAAAACCTCCGACTTATATTTCGCCTCTTTCTTAAAGACGGTCGGTGTTCCTCTTTTAGGTACTGAAGTCGAAGGTAAAAAAATATTTTTCATTTTCAATGACTCTGGTACTATTAAAGAACTTAAAAAAGAATACTTCAACAGAAGTGCTCTCGTTCCTGCTCTCACTTTCGTTGATGAAATACGATCTATGAAAGCATTAACACATATGTGTAAAGACGGAGAATAATATGGCTATTTATGAAGGTGATGTCTATTCACATAATGTTTTCTTCACCACTGCTGAAGGTATTCCCATCCTCGTCCAAGATGCTGTTTATACACTCTATAAATTTAATGATGATGGCTCTATTAACAATCTCCTTGTTAATCAAGCTATGGAAGTCCTCGATGAAGATGAACCTTCTTCATGGACGGCTTCTATTACTATCCCTGAAAGCACTGCAGGTTATACTCTATATATAAGAGTTAGTGCTACTAATATGGCAGATGAAAGACTTGTAAGAGAATATACAATTAATATAGATTCTGTTCGTGGTATGAAAGTAAGTTTTGTATAATACTTTGAAACTTTCATTCAAAGGATATACACATGGAACTTAATCCTAAAATGCAACCTATATTTGACTGCCTTAGAGAAATGCTACCTTGCACTGAAGACGCTATTCCTAAATTAAAAGAAAAAGGTAAATTGAATTTCTTAAACCAAGTCTATGTTAAATACTACTTTAATAGCAAGGGTCAAACAAGATTTAAAATTAAAAGAATTAACATTGATGATGGCGTTATTTCTAAAAACAAGCAACTATGTTTTAAGCCTGATGAAGTCACTGATGAAAATGTAAAAACATTTAAAAAAGAACTTTATAAGTTTCTTAAAAAACATGGCTTAGAAGATTAATATGTTTGTCCTCGCTATTAAAGAACTTATGGAAAACAAGACTATTGTTAAACAAGGTCTAAGCACCGATGAACTACTACTATTATGGGATATTGCTTTTGCTTTAGGTTATACTAAAGAAACAAAAGAGGAATTTCTAAAAGGTTTATAATCTATCTCAATATAGAGGAGATAGAAAATGGCTGTAATATTTAAACAAGGTGACACACCTAATAAATGGGACTTAAAGATTATCATTACTGATGATAAAAATAGACCTTTTGACCCTTATAGCATCACTTATAGTTTTTATGCTGATGATAAAAATAAAGGTAAATATCGTGTGGGTATGTCTGAAAGAGTACCTATTAAAGACAGTGTAGGTTATTATTATGTTGGTGAGAAATTTAGTACAGGATTTGTTGTAGGAGATCATTTTGTAGAATGGGCTATTAGAAGAAGTTCTAATAGTCCTATTGAAGTATTTAGACAACAATTTGCTATTATTAAATAGTTTATATCTCATATGTTTATAAGGAGAGATATTATGAATAAGCAATATTTTATCAAGAAAGCAATGCTTAAAAAAGCTAAGACCAAAGATGTTAAAGAAGCTATCGCTAAAGTCTATCAAATGAAATTAAGCCTTATGCAAATTAGAAATTCTTTAGGTTATAGTGGACCAGGTAGTTTATTACAAACTAATGTAGGTGGAATTAATATTTCACAAGAAGACTCTAACGAACATATTAAGACAGCACTTAGAAATCTTGATAATGCTGCTCTCCTTATTGACGAAGCATATAAACACTTACTTGAAAGTTGAGAATATATCATGGCTAAAAAGAAAGCTACCTTACCCCCTTCACCTTATACTTACTATGCTGATGTTTTAGAAGTATATGATGGTGATACTTTAACAGTTACTATTGATCTTGGTTTTAGTTTAACTATTAGAACTAAAGTTCGTCTTATGGGTATTGATACTGCTGAAATGAAATCAGAAGATGAATCAGTTAAGAAACTCGCTATTGCTAGTAGAGATTTTATCAGAGAACAAGCTCTTGATAAGAAAGTCCTCTTAAAGAGTCATAAACCTGATAAATATGGTCGTGCTTTGGCTGATATTTGGACATTAGATGACCAATGGCAACCTGCACCTAAGACTTTAAGTGAATTGATGATTGAAAAAGGTTTTGCCAAGTCATATGATGGTGGAACTAAAGATCAATTTACAGCAGATGATGCTGTAAATGGTGTTAAATAAAACATTTATACTTATCCTTAAGTATAAATCTCATTTTAAAAAGGAGTCATTATGTACCGTAATGCAACAGAAATCAAAATCGCACAACTTGAAAAAAGAATAGCTTTTTTAGAGTCATTATTAAAACCTGCAGTGGCAAATTTTAAACAAGGTTTAAAAGATGCTGTTAAAGACATTGGTGGTAGTATTATTAAATTTGATGAAGGTATGAAAAATAAATATGGTAAAGAAGAACATACCGTTATTATTCTTTTTTCTTTACCTGCACAAACAGAGTTTTCAAGACAACCTGTTAATACTTGGAAATTTATAGCACATTTCCAAGATGATTCAGAAGATCGTGGAAATTTTTCTATGTCAGTAAGTATTGCATTATACTTCAAAGAAGGTACTGCTAGATTTGGCAAATCAGAAGAAATGGATATTGCTAGTCTATATGGTGCAAAAGGTGTGAAAGATAAACTTCATAGAGAGCTACCTAAATTCTTAAATAACAGTATTCTCTTTTTGGAAAAGAAATAATATTAAACAAGTATCATATAATTTATCGCACAAGTTCTTTGTGCACCACTCTGATTATTTAAATCAAATTTAATCGTTGCACTAACACCATTTACTCTTGATGCTATATATGGTGCTTTATCTAATGTTAAATTTAATACTTCAGGATATTCTACTGTTACAAGAATAGGACTTGTTGCTGTTATTAAACTACTATTTAATACAACACTTGTACCATGTTGCCCATCATTAATAACAAATGCTAATCTACCATAAGGACTTGATATAACATCTTCTCCCGAAACCACTAAGATACCATCATCATAGTTTTTAATGACTACTTTACCATCACTTGCACCACCTGCTCCAGCTACAGGTTCTAATATAACATCACCTGAACTATGACCACCACCATTCCCTAAACCTGATTTAATTGTGACATCCCCACCTGTATTTACCCAACCACCTACACCAGGATTACCGATACCACCTGCTTCTATTAAAATTGAACCACTAATACTAGCTTCACCTGTGGTAATAGAATTACCTCCATATATATTCACACCACCTGCTTCTGCACCTGCTACCCAAGCAGGACCCCCATATATATTTACACTACCACCATTACCTGTAGGTTTATCCCCTGCTGCTAAAGTAATATTACCTGCAGTTCCTGTACTACCTCGACCACCATATATGGTCACAGTACCACCATTTGTTCCTTCACCACCTGTCAATCCTATATAACCACCATTATTATTGTCCGAGTTCCCACCTTGTAGTTGAATGTCTCCACCTGTTTCATCTACAGAATTACCTGCTTTTACATTAATATTTGTACCAACATCACTATTAGTGTTATCTCTCAAATAAAAAGTATTACCTTCATAAGACACATTGAGTTTATAACTGCCATCTTCATCTGTACTTAAGAGATTTACTTCCCCCATAACAAAAAAGGTCTCAATTAAACCTTGATCTATAAATGATCTTATTGCACCATTCTCATAACTATACTTCACTTGTTCTGTAAATAACACTACTACTGAACCATTAGCTGGTACATATTGATATGGTTTACGATTATTGACACGACCATTTTGATCTTTACCATCATGTATATCACTTATATATATTGAAGATGAAGATCCGATATTAGTAATTCTTAAAGATAATGAATTTGCCATTTTTGATAACTCCTTGTGTTTATAAAGAGTTACCTATTTAATCAATATTAAACTTTAATCGCAGTGAAATATGTACCATTACTAGCCCCACTACCTTGTACTACATGAGAAGTAGGATTAGAACTATATGCTGTAAATTGAATATAGTCAGTAGAACCATTTAAATAGGTGATGCTTGATGCAAATAAAGACCCACCTGTAGATGTTGGAATAGGTGATTGAGTTATAGCAACAGAATCTAGTCCTTTTCTTATTTGTATATTCATTTGGTTTAAAGAAGAAGCACCTGCTGCAAACCATACACTATAACAGATATTATAATACCCTGGTAATGTAGGCTGATATTTATAAGTACTATTATTCCACCAGCTCAAAGGATCTAGTGATAATGTTTGATTATTTTGAAAGTGAATAATGTTATCTTCACTACTTGTAATTGTTTGATCACCTGATAACCTACCTGTGCAAATATAAGAAGCACTGTTACTGACTCTCACCCAACCACTACTTGTAGCTACTACTTCTAAAGTATCATTCTTATCATACATGAGATAAGAATTTAAACCATCAATAGTAGAACTATTAGTAGAAGCATTAACAGTAATAGTAGATGAAATATTACTAGGTGCTTTAATCACATATCTAGAACCTAAAACAGATGATGGTGCAGGTAAGTTAATAGTTTGACCACTATAACCTACATAGATGCTATCAGATTTTGTTAAAGTATAAGTAGTGGCATCACTTGCAACTTTAACAGCTACTTTATTATTTTGATAATGAATGGTCATTTGAAAAACCCTATCTAAGACTATAATATTAAATAGGATTTATATTTAAAAATTATTAAGCAGAAATTACAGCAACATTAAAGTCGATATTTTGAGCACCTGTACAAGTGACATCACAACCCAAAACAATAGATACCCCTGCATTAATTGTTTTGATATATGGAGTGATAGCTACAGCAACATTAGCTGCAGGGATATCCATAGTAACTAAAACAATCGCACCTGCTACTAATTTAGCATTTGCAAAAGGTACTGTTATAGAAGTATGATTACCATTAGCAACATTTACAGTAACTTTAGAAAAAGCACCTAAAGCACTCTTAGTCATATTATTAATAGTGGTATCTAAAGCAGATACTCCTGTTGTACTACCAATAATAAATTGTGTGGTAATATAACCTTCATTAATCAAACCACGAATACCACCTTGTTCAAAAGAAAAGGCAATTTGATCTGTGAAAACCATATCTACATGACCACCAACAGGTACATATTGTGGTGATTTTTGATTTTGTACACGACCATTAGCATCTTTACCATCATGGGTGTCAGGAATGTAAACTGAAGAATTATTTAAACCAGCATGGGTAACTCTTAAAATAATACCATATGACATAGTATATCTCCTTGAATGTTTTTTATCATCTATATCTTTATATAAAGAGATAATAGATAAATTATTTATTGAAAGAGGTAATCGTGTTACAAAAACAATTTATAAAAGACTACACACACTACTATAATGCTTTCTTCCTTTATAAAACAAGATACCCTGAACTCCAAGATGCTATCCTTGTTAATAAATTCTTAGCTTCCGAAAAAGCTGACTTATTACATACACTAAGTATTATGAAAGAAATCCTATCCTATTTGGATTATGGATATGATGATAATATAATCGAAGACCGAGTTGTCGTAGAGAAGATGGAAAGGGCGATTCTCCAAGATTCTTTTAACATAAACCCTAAAGATGTAGTCCTACTAAGTAATATAGAAGAAGATGACCTTCCTAACCCTAAAACTAGAAAAAAACAAAAATTTAAAATTAAAGGATTTGATGTTATTACTTATGACTTACAAAATAATGATGACTATGAACTCATATCTACAATCATAAGTGTATATGAGAAAAGAGCTAAACATCACTTACCTGAATTACTAAAACATAAAATCCCCTTAGTATTTACCTTTAGTGATTTTCACATATCTGATGCTTATGCTAGTTTTTTCTTAGGTAGTAAAGAAATAAATATCAACATAGCTAGAAGTAAAGAAGACTATGGCACTAAAAATATTTCTATCTATGTTAAAACACTAGCACATGAAATGGCACATTATATCTATTTTGAGATTTTCAATGAGAAAGCTAGAAAATATTGGGAAGGTGAATTTAATAAAGGTATTGATGGCGATGTGGTACAAGAATTACTATATGATATGGATGATTATGAAACATTATCTTCTTTCTTAAAAAGAATAAAACAAGAAGACCCTAGAAGATATGTACAAATAATTTCTATTCAAGATTTATACTCACCTACACTTTTGACTAGAACAAAAGGACAACTTAGTAAATATAAATATCATAAATCACCTGTATCTGAATATGGTAATCAAAACCCATTTGAAAACTTTGCTGAAGTTATAGGTTTCATATTAGGTTTTGGAACAAGGTCAGTCCTACCCGAATTACTCGGTAAAGCTAAGGTTTTATTTCCAAATTTAAGAGTGGCGAGTATTAGAAAAAGAATTAATCTATTTATGAATAGCAATATATATAAATCATAAATAGCGAGTATTAAAATGAGTGTAGTTTTTAAAAGAGGACAAACCCTTAGTCGTGGAGATTTAGACCTCTTCTTGACTAATAGTAGTGGTAATGTCGCTAATGCTGCAGATATAACCTATGCTATCTATTTCTCTGATAACCAAGTAGATGTTCTCATAGGCGACCCTGCTAGAATACCCGAAAATCCTGCTGTCGGTGAATATTATGCTTCTCTTAGAATACCTGCCACTGCTTCCTTTGGTACTTATAGAATAAAATGGGCAATTAGGGAACTTGTTAATAGTCCTGTTCAAAATGTAGTTCAAGAATTTGGTGTTGTCACTAATGACTCTATTGTAAGCTACGGTATGTCTGAAGCTATGAAGTCTATGGTAGATAAACTCAGAATACTTTTAAGAGACCAAAACCCTGATAAATTTTACCATTTCAGACCACCTGAAGCTGAAGCTGTTGTAGGTCAATATAATAGAGTCTTTGGTCAAGTATGGGAAGATTATGAGTTAATGGAATATATAGAAAGAGCTTTAGACTGGTGGAATATGATGCCACCTGAAACTGAAAATTACCGTACAGTAGAAGTTCTAGTCAATCAAAAACCTGCTTGGAGAACACCTATATTACAAGGTGCTATTGTATTCGCCGCTATGGCTCTACAAGCTAATTGGATTGTTGATGAATTTGATTATTCTATAGGAGGTATCTCTCTAAATATAGATAAATCTTCTAAATACGAGGGCTTAAAGAGTGCTGCTGAAAGCCAATGGCAAACTGCTACTGAAATGAAAGCTAGAACTACTAAAATCATCAGAGGTCTTGTCCAACCTAAATATGGTATCGGTGTTAGATCTGCATTCGGTCCTGCTGTCGGTCGTGGTGTCCTATCCCCTAGAAACTTTATATAATAAGAAAGAATAATAAAATGCAATTTTCATCAGAACAAATAGAAAAGATAATGTCTTGGATTTATAAGGGACTGTCTGCTACTGTCATTCCCCTCTTATATTGGCTTAATAGTATCTCTGTTGAAAATGCTGTTATTAATACAAAACTCTATACCCTACAAAATCAAATCCAAAGAATTGACTACCAAGTTTACGAAATCAAAAAAGAAATAAACAGTGATGCTATTCAAGATGCACAATCAAGACAGAGTATTAAAGATATAGAAAAGAATATAGATAATGTTCAAAAAAATCTTGTAGATATACAAAATATTCTCATTAAGGGAGAATGATCAAATGATAATCAATGACTTAACAATTATATCGGTATCTTTTGTTATTGTTTTAGTCAGTACCTCTGTATCTCCCGAAAAAGAGACTGATGTACCTAAACTAAAAATGGAAGAAATAGAATTATATAATCAAAATACTTCTTTACTTAATAAAGATGTTCTAAATAAATCTAAAGATACAGAACTTCTATCTGAAGACTTACTAAGTCTAGTAAAGGTGAAGTATCATGTTAAGTGAATCTCACACTTCTTTTGTATATACAATGCTTAGTTTTTTCTTGTATATCGGATTGTTTATCGTCTCTCAATTTGAAAAACCTAAACAAATAGAAATAAACATACCCTCTAAATTAAAACTTGAAGATATTAAACTTAATTTTGAGAAAAAGAAACTATTTGAAGAAAACAATATAGTCTTTAAGAGGTTTAATAATAGAGAAAATTTCATGTGTATGATTAAACCTAAAGATAAAAAAGTAGACCCTCTAATACTAGATAAAATTAAAAAAGAAACTCTAAACTTGAATAATAAAGCTAGAGATATTAAATCAAGAGTAAGACTTAAAAAAGCTATCGAAAAAGCTCACCATGAAATTGTAGATAAAAAGAAACTCTAAGTTGGTATAGTATAAAAAAACCTCAAAGGAGTTTATATCATGTCCGAACAATCTAATCTCAAAGTCGTAGGCAATCTATCTGAAAAGCAACTTGCACAATTCAATGAATTAAAGCAAACTGCTGTTCAACTTGTTAATCAAATCGGTGCTTTAGAAGTTAAAAAAGCAAGACTTCTTGCTGATGTTGATGCTAATGAAGAAAAAGCTCAAAGCCTACTCAAATTAGTTAAAATGCAATTTGATCTATCCGAAGACTCACCTTTTCAAATTTTAGAAGATGGTCGTATCGTTACACCTAACTCTTAATCTCATATAAATAATCTGTATTATCTAAATCCTTATTTAACACCCTCTCATAATCTATACCATTTAACTTCTTTCCTATAATTATAGGTATATAAGTACTCTCATATAAACTATCTAGTTCTTTGTTATACTCTTTTTGAATATGATTTAAAACTACAAGGTCTTTCTTTAAGAGTGCTTGTTTTAAACGATCTTCTATATATTCTCCTAGAATACCTTTATCTTCACTTAAATTGAAAAGATACTTATATACTCCTATAACAAGAGATTCAGCACTATCTACTTTAGCTCTTGCTCCTAAAACTTTCTCTGTTAAAGAAAACATATCAAAATTACTATCTAATAACATAGGTAAAGATAACTTCTCTACACCGTCTACTTTAAACCTACGATCTAAATAAAAATTACCTGATTTAAAATCACCTGTTAAGACATTCAATTCTTTTGAACCAAAATCTACTTTACTAGAGGTATTGGGTGAACTAATTGTCTTATCTACTATAGATGGAGGGCTAAAATTCATTGATGGTGTTATATAACACTTAGCCAATTCTTTAATCTGTTCATCTGTATAAGATGTTGCTTTATTCTCTTTTAACAATCCTCTTAACAAATCTGTAGTTATTGTTAAAGCAATAAGTCTTTTAGGATTAGTGTCCGCATATACTACATCCGATATAACAGGTGTATCCTCTACATTGATTTCAAACATGAAATGGTCTGTATGCGGACCCTCTTCAAAAAAGTCATAATTTAAACCTGTCTTCAATTCAAATTCATCTAAATAATTATTATCTACTCTTACTAATAGTGTCTTGATTCTACACCCTTCTTTATCATAAAGATTATATGACTTATAAGATTGTAAATTAAGAGGAATACCTGCAACTTGATTTACCTCTGTATTCAAAATATTATGATATAAGACGACATTCTCTTTAAGAGAGATATTAAATTCACCATTACGAGTAAATTCATGATTTACAAAAGTTGCCCATTCTTTAGTAATACTCCTTGTTTCATAAAAGCAAGGAATGAAATTACCCTCAGGATCTAAAGTACCATATTTCTTACTTGGTGATTTTCTCAAATAAATCTTATTTAATTGAACGATATCTACCATTGCACGAGCTTTTTTCATCTCTGTAAAGAGTGTATTTAAATCACATGATGGAATTTGACCAGGATTTTTCACAAAGGGAATATTAGGCTTTCTCTTTAAAAGAAAAGCATCAATATGATCAAGTGCTACAATTACTTCTTTAGTTGTTGTTGCATCTTTAAAACGAGAAATTAAAACACGATCTAGACCTCTATAAAGAGTATCTCTTGCATTATAAAAATCACCTAATGAGAAAAACACCCTTGAGAAAGCGATAGTTAAATATCTATCTAATTCTTCTTCCTCTGTAAGAGAATCATAAACAGTCTTATTGATCTCTTTATAAGAATAGATTTTAGGATTTACAGCTGAGATGTAATAAAAATCTTTATTACCACCTAATACGATATTCTCACCAATACAGACTTTGTATTCTCTGTCTCCGACAACAGCTAATTTATTATCTTGAGGAGCTTCTTCTTTAACAAGAAAGAAGAGATTATTTGTAGCTAACTTCATAATGAAATCCTTTGTAAGAAGTTTATAGCTTATATTATATTAAATAAGGAGTCTTGCTATGTTGAAATTTTCAAAAGACAATGTTAATGAGTTTTGGAAAGCTGTTGAGAATGAAACTGTTATAAACCCTGAAACTAAAAATAAAGTGAAACTTAAATCTTTAAGACCTGAAGAATTTGACAGTCATAAACAAATTTTAAAACAATATTGGGACAAGTGGGAGAAGTCTAAAAAAGAAACCACTAAGAAAGAAAAACCTAAAAAGAAATTAGATTTAAAAGACATCAAAGCTGACTATAAAAATCAACTTTCTAATGAAGAAATAGAAGAGTCATTTAAAAACCCTGAAGTATATAAAAAGAATTATATGGCTACTACTCCACAAGGTAGTCAATTACTAGGAACTAAACACTTAGATGATGATTCTAAAGATTGGATAGAGAAGAGTTTATTACCTAATGTTAAAGACTTTATAGAACAAGCTAAAAAAGATGGTAAAGAAATTGTTTTCTTAGGTGAAGGAGGTCAGGGAGATGGAGATAATTATCCCGAAGGTGGAGAACAAGAACTTGTAGGGAATTTAGTTTTAGAAGCAGGAGGTAAAGCAGATACTTGGGATGGTAAAGATAACCAATTAGGTATGGCTAACTCAGCTGTTGCTAAAGCTATGAAAGAAGATTTAGGCACTACTGAAGCTGAGAGAATGACTTTACAATTAGCTTTAAATATAGGGCATGGGAATAACATTAAAGAAGAGATGGAATGGTTTAATGAATTACCTAAAGAGATGCAAGAAGAGGGTGAGAAATTTTTAAAAGATAATGGCTATGATGGTAAATTCCCACCTAAGAATAAAAAGGATGCTCAAAAATTATATGCTTTAACTTTTCCTAGAGATTATAATAAACCTGAACAGAAGATATCTCAACTTATGGATTATGCTAATGACTTTAGGGGTAAGAATATAATTAAGAAAATTAAAGAATATGAGGATCAAGGTAAAAGAGTTTTAGTTACACCTGGTGCAGATCATGTTTATGCTTTAAGAGATAATTTTAAGAGTCCTTCACCTACAAATAAATCACCTACAAATAAGAAAGCTCACCTTATAACTTATGCTATTAAGGTGGCTTATAACAATAAAGACCTTAGATCAGAGATTTTATCTCTCTTAAAGAGATTATAGATCAGAATATAAGTTATGTTTTCTAGAAGAGCATAATATAGTTATATATAGAACATAATATTTATATATAGAACTTGGTTATATTTTCTATATAACAGAATATATATTATATACAGAATATATTATATATAGATAATAGAGAGCTGTCAAGTTTATTTTTATCCTTTATAAAATCACCTTATATATCATATACTTTATATGGGGAGATTAAATATGACTGCAGGTTGGGAATTATCTAGATCACCTTATCCTATACCACCTAAAAATACATCTGCTCTTTCACCCTTTATAAAAGGTGTTATAGACTTAAGGTGGGAAAGTCCTTCTTATATTCACCAAAACGAAGGGTGGGTTATTCGTGGGGTGAATATTTATAGATCAAATACTTCAGATAGAGGTCCCTATAAAAGAATAAATCAAACCCCTATAGGTGGTGAATATTATAGAGATGTTAGCCTTACTGAAATGCAATATGATGAGGTAGTAACCCATTGGATATCTAAATATCAAGAAAATGGAACTTATACCTTTCAAACTAAATACCCTATTGCTCGTATAGGTAGTGCTATCGAACCTACAAGTTCAGGTCGTGATGTTATTGTTAAAGTAGATGGTCGTATTACACCTGTGGCTTATATTGTAGGACAAACAGGTGAAGTTACACTTAGTCAAGGTTATAAATTAGACCCTATAAATAGCACCACTACACCTGATCTTATTATAAATGAAAATAGTGTCGTCACCATTACATACCTCGCTTATAGTCATTCAGATAGACTAGGTTATTTCTTAGATAAAAACACCTATTACAGAATAACTACAGTAGCTGAAGACCCTATATCAGGTGGCTTACAGGAAACACCTATAAACTATGCTGTTCCTTTTAGTGATATAGAAATAGAAAAAGTAGATTGGATGTGGCGAGAGGGGATTAGAAGAAACCAATGGGCTTTAGAACAAGGTGGTGAAAGAGTTAGATTATTCTTAAAAAAGATTGTAGGTATTCCTTGTGCTTGTAGGGATTTTAATAGAAGAACTCTTATATATGCTAAACAACCTGATTCTAGGTGTATTATTTGTTTCGGTACAGGTATAGAAGGTGGTTATGATGGTCCCTATGATATAATTATAGCACCTGATGATGCAGAAAGACGAATTAGTCAATCTGTTCAAGGTCGTAGAAAAGAACACTCCTATGAAACCTATATCGGTCCTAGTCCTATTGTTCAACAAAGAGATTTTCTAGTTAAACAAAATAATGACAGATATAGTATCGGGCCCGTAAGAAGACCTAATGCTAGAGGTAATGTTTTACAACAACACTTTAATTTAGGTTATCTTGATGTCACAGATATAAGGTATCAAGTTCCTATGGATGGTGTACCTATAACATGGCAAAAGACTAAATACACATATCAACCTATTAGAGATACTTATAATCCTAGAGGTGATGCTCCATATCAAACAGAACCCGATTCAGCAATTCCAATGGAAACAGGAAGACAAGATATTTCTAAGGATCATTTACTTAGAGGTAGAACAGCTGTATGGGAAAACCATAATAGTGGAGGTTAATGATGGCTATAAATATAAAACCCGATATGACAGGATCTAGCTTTAGTTCTAAAAACAAGAAATTTGTACTTAGGACTAAAGCTATGAATCAGAGAGCTTTAGAGAGGGGCATAAATAAGTTACAATTACTTAGTTATATCGATGTATTTGGTGAAGAGATAATAGATGGTATAGAATATCATGCTAGAGAAGCGTCAAGAAAATTTGATGCTGTTCCTAGAGATGAGAGATTTTTTAAATCTTTCTATTATGAGATAGAAGGTGAGGGTGTTGCAATATATAGTAAATGGGAATGGATAACTAAGTATTTAAACAATCATGAACCTGAGAGGATGGATTGGTTAACAAAACAAGGGAATAGTACATTATCGGTAATACCGTTAAAAGATAGTAAGGGGCAGATGATATTTAGAACAGTTCCTTTAATGAAAAATGATGCTTGGATACACCCTGCAATAAAAAAATGGACATGGATAGAAAAAGGGGTTGCAAGAGGAATAAATAAAGCTATAAATAGAGTGTTGCAACTAATAATGATGAAGGAGAATTTACCTTGAATACAGACAAATTTATAGATGACATTATAAAAGAGATTTTAGAATATACATCATCTCAAGACACTCCTAATTTTGTATATAGTGTAAAAATACAAGATAAAGAGGGGAATGAAGAATCCTTAAATGGTTTATATTATATGGATATAGAGAATAATACACTTATCCTAAAAGAAAAATAAGCTATGTACCATAATCTGACACTTCAAGTAAGAAGTCTTATAATCGAAGAATTAAAAGCACATTGGGCAGATCACCCTAGATACCCTGAAATGTCTTATAACATACAAGGTAAATATAGTTTTGAGCAGAGACCATTATTTGGAATGGTAGTTAAGACAAGTAGCATGAGTAATGTTCCTTTAAATGCTCAAAACTATATAGGTGAAGTTCAAGGTTATTGTCTTGTTGCTCAAACAGGTGGGAGTAATAAAACATCTTCTATTGAATGGGTTAGAGAACATCCATTGCCAAGTAGACAAGGTGAAGAAGGTATCTATATATTAGATATAACTGAAACAGAACCTACAGCTAGAACATATATGGTGAATATGGTTCAATATAAGAAGAGAAAAGAAACAGCACCTGTTTTTACTTCACCTACGACTATTGAACTATTAGGTACACCTGTAGATAATACGGTTAAAATTATAGAATACCCCTCTCGTATGAGTTTTACGGATTATACAATAAGTGGAGAAACTATAACTTTAAATGAGCCTTTACCAAAAGGGATATATTTAGAGATAAATTATGTGGAATACATAACAGATTTTGAGCCATATGAAGTAAGACCTGATTATACATATAGTGAATTGATACCAGGTGTGTTAATACATTTTGGTAGGAATTTAAATGACGGAGATCAACAAGCAGTAATTGTATATGAAGAGAGAAAACCTGTATATAGAGAATATGGTGGTCGTTTTGATGTATCAGTAGATATAGATATAATAGCTCGTGATGTACATTCACAAGCTGATATATCAGATCACATGATGGTATGGATATGGGGTGTATTAAGAGATAAATTAACATCATGGGGATTACATATGAGTGAAGTGAGTTATGGTGGGGAATCGGAAGAAGCCTATGATGAAAATGGTGATGATTATTTTTATAATTCGAGTGTGAGTTTTACCTTACAAACAGATTGGTTTATTCATGTACCGATTATAGAAACCTTTAAGACAATAAAGAGTATAGATTTGATACCTGTGGAAGTGTTACCTCCGACTGATCCTTTATTAACAGTAGGAAATGATTATTTGAAGCAAAGAATAAGATAATTTATTTATTTACACTATATAAGTAAATAAGGAGTCTTAAATGCCTATTGTTAAATTTCAATGTCATAGTTGTGGTTTTCGTTTCTCTAAGAGAGTAAATCTTGGAGTAAATGATACTGCTTGTCAGAATTGTAAAGATCAAGCGATTTCTTTAGAAGCTAAAGTTTCTATTGGTTATGATGCTAACATAGATGGTGTAGTTCGTCCTCAATCTTCAGGGATTGAATCTTTAGATACTGATATAGAAAGAGTAGTAGCTAAAGACTCAGCTGATAAATGGAAGCTCATTTCTCAACGAAGAAATGATAAACTAGACATCATAAATGAAACTAACGAACATGGTAGACACTTAATAGTAGCACCTGATGGTGAATACTTTATGAGTAAACCAGATAGTGTTAATTTAAAGACCATTAAAAACGATGCTCGTACACATATGGGAATAGATTTTCAACAAGAAACTACTTAATTAAGGAGTTATATTATGGCTATTAGAGGCGGTTATGCACCACCAGGTGTTTATACAGAAAGTATATTTCAAACCACTAATCCTACTACTGTTGTTTCAGGTAGAGTTCCTCTACTTATCGGTACAGGTAAAGAAGTGGTTAATACTATTTCTTCTACTATAGTTAGAGGTTCTTCTTCTACTATAGATCAACAATCTGTTGATGAAAATATGTCAGGTCGTGGTGTTTTAAGCTACGACCCTAATGGTAATCCTATTATTGGCGACTTTGATGGTAATACCACCCAAGTCCAAGTACAACATTTCCCCATTGTTGATGGCACAGGTACAGGTACACCTGCTACTAATGGTAATAGTATTCTTGCTACCGTTAATGGAACTGTTACTGTTGTTCTTGGGGTTAATGCTTCTAAAGGGGTTATTACACTAGCTCAAACTCTTCAACCTACTGATGTCGTTCTTGTTAGCTATTATTTCAAAAGAACTGACACCCTAGTTGAAGAAGAAGATGTTTCTAGTCAAGTTACTACTGATAGTGCTGAATTACTTGGTGCTCAAGGTACTTTTGCATTTAATAATTCTACCACCAGCTTTATTGTCACCGTAGATGGTACTAAATATACTATCTCCACACCTACTGTTACCACTACTAGAGCAGATGATCTTGCAACTATGGTTGCTCTTATTAATGCAGGTAGTGCGGGTTCTCTCGTAGCTGATACATATACTGATAATAACAATGAAGACCAAATCATCCTTACTGCTGATGTTTCTATTAAAATTGGGAATGGAAGTGCTAATTCTGTTCTTGGTTTTACTGTTGATCAAACTACTAGCCGTAATGTAAATTTCTATACTAACTTCTTCCCCATCGTTGACGGTTCTAATGGTGGTATTCCTACTACCGATGTCACTGATATTACTGTTACTGTAGATGGTACTGAAGTTGTCCCTACTGCTGTTGATGGTGTTAATGGGTTCTTCACCCTATCTAACCCACCTGCTTCAGGTGCTGAAGTTTTAGTTACTTACTATTATAATAGCTTTAGAAACCAATTTGATTACTTACCAGGTTCTAACATTACAAGTGTAGAAAGTGTCTCTCTTGTTGCTGATGGCTCAGGTGGTGCTTCTTCTAACTTCATCGAAGGTGTAGACTGGGTTCTCAAAGATGATAAAATTTATTGGGGTACTGTAGCTGTTGTTTCTGAAGGTGTTACTGCTGATGGTACTTTACCTCTCGGTCAAAGCCAAATCACTGCTAATCTTAAAGATGAAAAAGTATATCTTGCTGAATGTACTAGAGTTGTAGATACAACAGTTACTCCAGCTAGACCTCTTCCAAGCACCTTTAAATTACCCTACCAACCCGTTGATGGTACAGGTACAGGCACTCCTACTTCAAGAACTGACCTTGTTCAAGTTAAAGTAGGTTGGAATATTTCCGATGCCCTAGAGAAGTCTAATTCTACTGTTGTTAGAGTCAATCCTAATGACTCTACTATCACTTTAGCTTCTGTTGTTGAAGAAGGACAACAAGTATTTGCTACCTTCTATCATAGCAACTTATCAGACCAAACAGTTGATGGTAATAACCCTTATGTAATTACAAACACTCTAGCAGGTGCTAGTAATGTAGGTAAATACACCGTATCTGTTAAAGGTGCTACTAAATATGGTGTTACCTTAGGTCAAAAAGGTGCTTCCCTTGATGGTATTGATTTAGTATTCCCCTCAGGCAGTGAATTATATCCAGATGCTCATTTAATTGGTGGTACACCTGTTAATGAAACTGTTACCGTTACATTCGCTGAATCTGATTCTAATAGTGCTTTATTTGTATCTCCAGGTGCTGAACCTTACTTCCCTATTGCTACTAAGAGTGATGAAATTGCATTAAAAGTAGATGATGTATCTCTCGTAGGTAATGTAAGTTTATCTAATTGTACTACTGCTACAGGTGCAACAGGTGGTCTTGCTCAACTTGTTAGTCAACACCTTGTTTATACTAATGATAGCAATAATACTACTTTAGATTTTACAAGTGGCACTAATGGCTTAAATCTAAAGATTGACAACCAAGAAATGAATGTAAATTTCACAGTTGCCAATAACAAAGATGTAACTGACATTGTAGATGCTTTAAATGCTTGGTCTTTAGATACAGGTACTTTAGCAGCACCTAAATATATCGCCATGACTAAAATGAGTGGTGGATTACAAATTGTTGTTAATTCCTATGATACATTATCATTCCAATATGTAGGTAATAATAATGGTGCTACAGGTGAAATTAGTATTACTATTCCTCCTGCAGCATATACTACTGCATCTGCTCTTGCTACTGCTATTAAGTCCGAAATTGATTCCGAAATAGCTTCTTTTGTAGGTGGTAATGTTGATTTTACTGGTTTAGAACTTAATGTCTCCGAAACTTCAGGTCATCTAGTATTCACCCTCTTAACATTACCTAATGCTGGTGATGGTGGTACTGATGATGATTATGGATATATTGAATTTATTAGTCAAGCTGTAGATACTGATGATTTCGCTATTATTGCAGGTATTGATGCTGATGCTCCTGATGAAACTCAAACTAAATTCGGTTTCTTACCTATCGCTTCTTATAGCCGAGCTACTCTTAATTCAGGTGCTTTAGTAGATCACTTAATCCTAAGAAACAGATTAATCCCAGGTAATAGTTATTATTTACCCACAGGTGAAATCGGTGTTCGTGTTATTAGTGGTACTTCTATGACTAATCTAGGTCTTGAACCAAGTTTCAGTCCTGCTCTTTATCAAGGTGCTGTTCTTGAAGCTCCAAGTATCAAATTAACTATCGGTTGGTCTGAAGGTCAAGAAGTTGGTGAATCTCAAGCTGCTGTTACTTTCTATGATGGTACTACACCAAGTATCTCTTCTGCTAACAATGTATTTATTATTGATGTTAGTGGTACTACTGTTGTTACTACCTTTGGTACTACAGGTGCAGGTACTCTAACTTCTGTTTCTACTATCCAAAGCCAAATCGACTCAGCATTTATTGATGCTGGTGTTGATGCTTCTATTAATATTGAAGGTGCTGGTATTAGAATTGTATTAAATAATGCTGTTGTAGGTAGCTACTTAAAAGTCCTTAATGGTAGTGCTAATGATATTCTTGGAACAGCTAGAAATACTACCTCTACTTCTAAATCAGTTTCTGCTTCTCAAATTGTTAGTGCTTTGATGAACCATCAATCAGCTACTTTAAGTGATTTGTTATTTGGTGTATCTCCAAGTGCTAATTACTTTGCTAGTGGTGCTGTTGCTTATGTTCATACTTCTTCTACAGGTAAAAAGTATGTAGCATTTGAATCTCTAGGTGAAGGACTTGATTCTAGTTTAGAATTTACAGGTGGTAATGCTATTACTACTAAGGGTAATGGTTTAAAGATTGTAGTCGGAGATGGTGCTGTCGGTGAAGATGGTATCAATGGTTTCTATGTGACATCTAACCATCCTAAAGGTTCAGGTACTGCTAATACATCTAAGTTTAATGATGGTATTGGTCAAGACGGTGTAGTAGGTCAAACTTATGTAGATGCTGTAACAGGTTTAACATTTACTATCCTTGCACAAGAAGGCAATATCAGTTATCCTATAGACCCAACTTCTTATTTCACTTGGAAAGTTAGTTCTACCTTTACTTGTAATAGTAATATTCCTATGAATGTTATTAATGGTGTAGAACTTGTAGTAGCTAATACCACTAATATTGCTGTTGGTAATACAGCTTATGTAGAAACTTTTGATAAAGCAGGTAAAGAACCTGATGTAGGTCAAGTTTATTATGTAAGTTTCACTAAAGCTAAGAGTGATTTTGGCACTAAGGTATTTACAACCCTTAATGATGTTATTGAAGAATATGGTGATGTAAGTTCTGATAATTCATTATCTCTTGCAGCATATATAGCTTATATTAACGGTGCTTCTGTTATTGCTTGTAAGCAAATTGCTAAAGAACCAGGTCAAGGTGATTTAACAACAGATCAAATTCTTGTAGCTTTAGGTGAAGTTGAAGGTCAAATTACTATCGGTTTATTACCCTCTGTGATTTTACCTTTAGTTCCTGCTAATGAATCTATCCTTGCTGAACTTTCTAAACATTGTGATTTACAAAGTTCTTTAAGATACAGAGCAGAAAGAACAGCTATTATGGGTTTTGCTGCAGGTACTACACCTAAAGAAGCAGGTCGTCTCGCTTCTTTAACTAACAGTGCCCGTGTTCGTGTTGTTTACCCCGATATTACTTCTTTAACTTTAACTGATGCTTTAGGTAATTCTAATACCTTTATCGTTGATGGTAGATACCTTGCTGTTGCTATGGCTTGTACCTCTGTTAATGCTAATTCAGATGTTGCTACCCCCTGGGAATCAAGACCTATTACAGGCTTTAATGGTATCCTTAGAACTCTTGATGCTGTTGAAGCTAATCAAGCAGCTCAAAAAGGTGTCACCATCCTTGAAAACCAAGTCGGTCGTATTAAAGTTAGACATGGTTTAACCACTAATATGTCTAGCCTTCTTACTAGAACTCCTACAGTTATCCAAATTGCTGATGAAGTTCAAGTTAGAATGAGAGATTTACTCGACCCTTATATCGGTCAAAAGAACCTCCCAGGTATTGCTATCCAATTACAAGGTCAAATCACTTATGCCTTTAAACAACTTGTAAGAGAACAAATTATTAGTTCCTTTACTGGTATCAAAGTTACTCCTGATCCTGTAGACCCAACTAGCATTATTGTTGAAGCATACTATAAACCTGTATTCCCATTACTCTATATTCAATTTACTTTCTATGTTCGCTCTAGCGACTAATTAAGATTATAATTTATATATACTAAACTCCTTTATATAATTAAGGAGTCTTTATATGTTATATAACAAAAAATTTATTCGTCTCGGTAGCACTACTTCTGTAGCTAAATTAGCCTTTCCTCACTTATTTACTAAAATCGCTTCTGATAAACACACTATTGTTGCCGATATTATATCTTATGGTATCACCGATGCCATTCTAGGTTCTGCACCTATTTATACCTCTATGAATACTGATGTTCTAGAAAAAACTAAAGGTAAAATTAAACTCTCCGATGAATCCTACTTCAGACCCTATGATTCTATTGATGGTATCGTAGGTGGTAATATCCTTTTCACAGGTGTTATTGAATACGATGACCTCGCTTCTCACCTTACTATGCTATTATTATCCTATGGTAATGAAAGAGAAATATATAATACTCTACTTATAGATTTACAAGATGAAGAAGGTAAAGATACTTTAAGTGTAGCTATTCAAAAAGAAATCACTTATTTCGATAGAGCTAAATCTCAAACCTTTATGGAAGAAGCATTTGAAGACGGTTTAAACTTAGCTAAAGAAAATATGATCCGTATCACTAGTCAAGAAACTAAATCAGCTAAAATCGTTAAACAAGCCGTTACTTTTGAAGCTAATCGCCTTAAAGTCGCTATCCCCATTATGATTACCTATAAACTTGAAGGTATTCGTATGTTAGATGAAGAAGATTAATATAATATTAGTTAGATTTTCTCTAACAAAGGATATTATATGATCGGTGATTTTTTTGAATCCCTACAAAGACCTGATATTAGACCTAAACCCTGGATGCTTAAAGTCGATCTTATTCTCGGCACTAAAGATAATATTAAACAAGCTATTGATGAATGTCTTGCTTCCTCCCATTATGGTATAGACTTAGAAACTACAGGTCTTGATAATCGTGTCTTTAATGGTAGAACTAGAGACCAAATTGTCGGTATCTCTATCGCCCCTAATGATAAAAAAGCATACTACTTCCCTATCCGACACTCCAAAGGGGAAGAACATAATGTAGGTTGGTCTATTATTGAAAGAGAATTTGGTAGATTACTTGACGAATCTGCTACTGCTATTCCTGTCTTTCATAATGCTGCTTTTGACCAAGAATTTCTTGTTTATTCTAGTGATGCTCGTATGGGTGAAAAACGATTCGATAAACCTAGACTATGGGAAGATAACTTTATTATGGTCGCCCTTATGAACCCTAGAGATAAGGGGGGTCGTGGGTTAAAACATCAATCTAAAACTCGTTTAGATTATGAAATGATCGAACTTGATGAACTTATTCCCGATAGTAAAGTTAAAGACTATTCTACTTTAGACCCAAGTTGGGATGCTAGTGTATGGTATGCAGCATCTGATGCTCTCTGTACTCTTAAACTCTATCATGATATTGCTAAAGAGTTCCCTAAAGAAATGCTCAGTCTTTACACTATTGAAAAAAAATGTAATACTTCTGTTAGGTGGATGCACAGAAATAGAATCTTTGTCGATAGAGAAAAGACACTATCTTTTATCAAAAAAGGACAAAAAGAATGGATGGAATCTGTTATTGAAGTATATGAAGGTGCTAAAACCATCATCGGTAGAGATATTATGCCTAACTCTATTAAAATCATGACAGGTAAAATTAAAGGCATTAATAAATTCGATACAGATAGCACTACACCTTATAAAGAAGTTTTAGAACAAGCTAGACTTGAAGCTGATCGTAATTATGACACAGGTACAGAATTAACCTATAAATCTGTTGTCCCTAAACTTGATGGTAAAGGAACTGAAGAAATAGAATTTCCTGAAACCTATGATATCTTCTCTCCTCAACAATTAGGTCTCTTATTCAGAGAATTGAAAATACCTAATTTACAAACTACTGATAGTGGACAAGTAGCTACAGGTGCTGATGTTCTTGATGAAGTTATTGAAAAAGCAGAAGAATCCTTCCCCTTCATGAAAAAGATTAAACGATTTAGAGAACTCGCTAAAGCTCTCGGTCAATATCTTATCCCCATGCTTGAAGATGTCGGTCCTGATGGCACTCTTAAAGCTAAATTTAATCAATTCGGTGCTGATACAGGTCGTTTCTCTTGTGGTACTACTTCTGACCCACAAAAAGTTAAAGATGGTGGTTGTCGTGTCCCATTTCAAGGGATACCCTCAGGCTATGATCCTAAAAGACCTGAAATCTCTTATAGAACTAGAGAATGTATCTCAGTAAGAAACCCTGATAATTATCTTGTAGCTATAGACTATGCAGGGGTGGAATTAAGACTTATTACTAATCTCTCTCAAGAACCCTTATGGATTGAAGAGTTCTTTAGATGTTCTTCTTGTAATCGTAAATACCCTAAAGAAAGAGATAATGAAGGATTTATTGCTTCTCCACCACCTATTTGTATTTGTGGGTCAGATAAAATAGGTGATTTACATACTCTTACTGCTGTTGCTTTCTATGGAGAAGAAGCTAAAAAGAGACCTGATTGGAAAGCCTTAAGAGGTAATGCTAAAGGTGTTAACTTTGCTTTATGTTATGGTGGTACAGGTAGGGCTGTTGTTACTGCTATTGGCTGTTCTCTTGAAGAAGGTGATGATAAATATCAAACCTTTATCTCTACATATAAAGGTTTAAGTGGTTGGTGGAAGAAGAGTCAAGAATATGCAAGACAGAATGGGTTTATAGCAACAGCATTTGGTCGTAGGATGCCTATGCCTGATATTAACAATAAGAAAGATTTTAAGTTAAAGAGTAAAGATGAAAGAAAGTCAGTAAACTCACCTGTTCAAGGTACAAGTGCTGATATTACTAAAATCTCTATGAGTTTAATTTATGATGCTGTAAGAGAAAGAAAATGGGACGATAAGTTAATGATGATCTTAACCGTCCATGATGAAATTGTTTTTGAAATCCATAAAGACATTATCGGTGAAGCGATACCTTTATTATGTAATCTTATGGTAAGAAATAAAGCAATAGCTAAAATGGGTTGGATTGTACCTTTAACAGTAGATGTTGAAATCGGTAAAGATTGGTCAGTTCCTTATGATCTTAAAGAATTAAGAGAAGGTAAAGGAGAAGATGAGTTTTTAGTGAGTGTGTTTAAAGAAGAACATAAAGAGATTAAAGATCCAGGTGTAGTTAAGTTAGTAGAAGAAGTAAAAGCTGATGTGGAATATGAGGTGAAAGAGTTATCTGATGAGAGTGCTAAAAACTTAGTGGAATGGTTAAAAGAACATAGAGAGAAGAAAGTGAAAGTGGTATTTGAGAATAGAGATATTACATCATTGATTAAGTTATAATAAATATATATAGTCATAGTCATAAAGGAGACAATGACTATGAAGAAGTTAAAAGATTTATTTTTAGAGTGTAATGATAAGAGAATACCTGAAAAAGACTTTATGAGTCAATTTTGTAATTATTGTAAGAATACCTCATGTGAAAGAGCAGGTTGGGGGTTTTCTTCATGGGATGAGAGAATAGGGACACAAGTAGAGAGATTTTTTCATACCCCTACAATTAAGCAAGAAGAAGCATCTAAATATTCTTTCTTAACTGATTTTGATGTATATAGGGAGGGTAAGATAGAAGTATGGGGTCCTGTGTCAATAGAAGAACCTAAACCTATTATAACACAACCTTCTTTCTTTCAAAAAGATGAAAAAAAAGTTGAAGTTCCTATTGTCAAAGATGAGTTTAGTGCTTATAATACGAACATAGTAGAATTTATAGATGAGAGTATACCTGTAGAGAAAACTACAACAACATCTGTAAAGAATACTGATCCCTGGGCAGTACCTCCAAAGACTTTAAAAGTAGGAGGTACATTTAAGATGTCTTAAGAAAGGACATATAAAATGGAATTATATGAATATGCAAAAAAAGGCATGACTATTGTTATGCCTTTAAAAGAGAGAAAAAAGTATAAGGCTGAAAACTTAGTACTAGAACATATTATCTCTAGTCCCTCTGAAGTATCTGATCTAAGTACTTTCTTAGATACGAATAAGTATATTTTTTTAAAGTGGGAATATGCAACAGAAAATGAAAGAGACGAATGGAGAGAGTTTTTCAATCAACTCCATGCAAATCAGAAGATAGGAAAAACTTTATCTGTAAAAACAGGACAAATGGCACATGAATATACTTCAAGGAATATTATTGTTATAATGCCTGAAAAAGAAAGAAAGTCTTATAGGGCAGAAGCATCTGTAAAGAAGATGATTATTTCACACCCTAAAGAATTGGATAAATTTGAAGATAAGAGTAAATATATCTTTTTAGGATGGAGTGATGGACATGAAGAAGAAAGAGAGGAATGGAGGAAATTCCATTCTATGTAAGAAAATTCAACCTGAAGGGATTATACCACCTGATCTTTTAATCAAGTTATATAAGAAAGATATAACTTGTATAAGTGAGTGTCAGGAGTGGATAAAGAAATATGGGTTAACTATATTATTTGCTCGGGGTATAGCTAAAGGGTGGGAAGATGTTTATATGGACGATAAAGGTGAGATTTGGATATATGACGAATCTCAAACAAATTATCCATCAGTAAAAGAGTTAAGAAAAGAAGCATCTAAATATGGCTTAGAAGTGTTACAAGAGGTAATATGTCTAGGTAGAAATAAAAAAAAGATACTAGATTTTCTTGAAAACATAAAAAATAGTGGTAATATACCAATAGGTATAGATGATACCAACAAACCAAATAAAAATGGAGATCAAAATGACAATTAGTCAAAAACTCGCTGAGATTCAAAATCTCTTAGCTTCAGTAGCACCTGAAGCAACAAAAGTAGATAACGGTGTTAAGATTTCTTCTACACGCGTTCGTAAAGCTCTTCTCGAATCTATTAAGTTAGCTAAAGAATTGAGAGTAGAGGTTCTTAATTCTGTTAAGAAAGAAGAACCTAAGGCTTAATAAACCTTTGCTCCTTCAGTATGGATTTTTCGTTAATAAAGCCCTCCTAAAAAGAGGGCTTTGTTATTTTAAGGAGAAATTAAGATGGATATCTTTATAGGTTTTATCTGTGTATATTTATTAGGATGGGTTTATTGCTGTATTAAAGTAGATGAATTGTATTTCAAATATAATAAAGAAAGTCTTACTCTTATGTGGATTAGTCTTATTCATTATATCATCTTCTTTTTTATATGGTATATTGAATTTATACATTCCCTTAGAGATTATAAACAATGGGAAGAAAAATGGCAAAATAAAGCTATTAAACTAAGGATATAATAAAATGATTTGCTGGTTTAATTGTAATGGTAATTATGTACAAAGCAACTTTCTATGTTTTTATTTACCTTATAAAATGAAAGCACACCCTTGTGGTTTTTATTTAGAAAAAGACATAGTTTCTCTAAGAAAATCTATTTCTTTAATGACTGCAAGAAGTTTAATAAAGTTGGATTGGAAAATAGAACCGAATGTATACCTTGCACCTAAAGAATAAAAATTCTATGAAAAAAAAGGATATAATAAAATGATGCTACTTGAACCAAGATCAGAATTTGACTCGTGTGTTGTTGGTGTATGTTATGGCACTGATAAAGCTATCTATCTTGTCCTAGAAACCTTATATGAATTAAATAGAGAAGATGCTTTTGATTGGTTTGAGTATAATATATTAAGGTCTTTACCTTATCATGAAGATAGTCCTCTATTTATGAATACTGACTTTGAGTTAGAAGAATGATAATCTACTTAACTATAAAAAAATTTGAAGATGTAGAAAAACTCTATACTAATTTAGGTTTAGATATACCCACTAAAGAACAAGAGTCTTATATATTAGATTGTGATTTAAAGTTAAGAAAAAAACTATATTCTCAAGATTGGTTTTTTAAAAGTAAATCCAATGAAATAGAATTAGGAAAATCCGAAGAAACAAGGTTGTATATGTCTTTTAATGAAATTGAAGAATTATTAGAAGATACAAGGTTTCATTTTAAGAATGATTTAAATGTATGGGTGTGGCTAACTCAAGAAGGATTAAAGATATCAATGAAAGAATCAGATACTAATGCTTTGGAATGGATAGATAAAAGACGATCTAAATATACTACAATCTCTATAATTGAATGGTGTTAAATAAGACCTGCTTCTTCGGCTAGGTCTTTATCGGCAGTAGATTGTGTTTTACCACCACTTAAAAAACTATATATACGAGCTATTGCCCATTGTTGAGCAGTAGCACCAGGTCTATGTCCTGTTGTCCATGCTTTCAATCCTCTATCCCATACTTGTTCTAAAATACTTTTACTTACACCTGAAACTTTAGAAGCGGCTGCTAAGTAATCTTTTTTACTTGTACCTTTAAGTTCTTCTCTGATTTTCTCAGCAACTTCTGTTTTACTATATTGGCTTTTTCTAGTAGTAGCATCAGCATCTGACTTAAAGGGTTTATATAATTTCTTAGGGTCAGTCTCATTTTTTCTTTTAGCTATTTCTTTAGCTCTCTCTGTCCTCTCTTTACCTTTAAAACCACTAAGGTATTTTTTAGGAAGACCTTGATCTTTTTTCTTAGCAATATAAATTCTTGCTATTTTTTGTGCCATAGTTTCCATTTTAGATATTCCTTTTATGTATTATATATACATACACACTTTTTATAAAAGGATAACATCAATGGATTCTCTTGAACTCTCTACTTTAAAACTTGAATTATTGAATATAGCACAAGATTTAGTTTTAAGTATATATAAAGGCACAGCTAATGAACTCTCGGAAGAAGAGATGACATATGAAATAATAGATATAGCAAATAAGTATTTATTATTTGTTGGTGAAGATGATTTGAAATTTAATATTTTATTGATTGCACACAATAGAGTCATGGAAACAGATTGTGCTTTTTTGGAAGAGAAAACACAATCTGTTTTAGACATAGCTACTAAATACTTAGCATATACTGATAACGGATAACTACTAACTGATAACTACTAACTGATAACTACTAACTAACTTACTTTAAAGTAAGTGATATATTTCTCGTAGCCTCACCATATATCAGAGTGAGAGGAAAAACCTATCATAGACGATAGTAAGCTACAGATATGATAATAAACACAGCTAACATAAAAGTCAACTATTTTTTACCTTTTACACCCCAAAATTTACTCTTATTTTCATCGATTGAATAATAATTAATATTATACTCATGTTTAGCTTTAGCATCATTTGTTTTTCCATCATGGAAGTATCCTTCCCCATATTGCCATCCTGCGTGTTCATTCGCTCCTACACCTAAAATATCTTCAGCATATAGTTCTGCTTTTATATCTTCTAATTCTGCTTTCAAATTAGCTATTCTCATTTGTAACTGTCTACGATTCATTTTTTTAAAATCCTCTTTTAAAAGTATATACAATTACAAACATATAAATAAAAAAAAGGTCTAGTGCTACTTAAAACACTAGACCTTATAAGCTAATATTCTCTTCAAAGCCTATATACACATATATAGCATACTTTTATATTCTTGCAAATTATTTTTTTAAATTTATTTCACCCCTACTTTTAAGTATCTTTTTTCTCAGGAGTTTTTATGAAAACACTACTTCCTCTGCTATTAGTGTTGCCTATACACCTACTAGCAACACCACTCTCTATTACACCCATACCCTGGGTGCAATCAAACCCCAATATCCCCCACATAGCTCTTAATGGTCTCCCCACCCATTTACAAGCTATTGCTGAAGGTGGTAATTGCAACTCTTACTCTTACAGATGGGATATTAATGCTGATGGTGATTTCAATGACATTAATGAGAACCCTATCTCTATTAACAAAAATGCCTACTTCGCACCTCTCCACCTCGAAACCACCCTCCCTAATGCTCTCGGTAATACCTATATATTCCCTAAAGTAGAAGTTACTTGTGGTCAAGAAATAGCTACTGCTACATACCCCATTGAAATTATCGTTGACGGTATATGCACCAACTATATAAACGACCCTAATAATGCTAATTGTGGCAATGATGGTAATTTATCCTACACTCGTAAAATGTATTCTAACAGAGCCATTGATAATTCTATGTGGTATCTATTTAGACAAGCTATACATAAAACTAATGACTCTCTCCTACATGATGAACACCTTTGTTATATTCCTGGTAATCAAACTCTCTATACTACAGGACACACCCTTAATGTCTTTCTCAGAAGAGGTCATGGTTATGGTGCTAATAGAGATAATGACCCTTATTATAGAAACTTAACTCAATGTGGTCTTCACTCTATACTTGCTACTATGCAACTTAAAAATATAGGTTTCACCGATACTGATACTTTAGGCACTCCTAGTAAAGGTATGGAATTTGTAGCTTTGAATAATCTTAATGCTTTCTTTTGGGCAAGTTACGAGTCTACTGCTTGGGCTGAACCTCTCGCTAACTTTGGTAATCCTGATTATATATCACCTGTAGGTCGTGCAGGTATATATAACACCACCCTTAAAAATATAGGTCAAGATCTTATTGATGGTTTATTACAATGTACTACTTCTGATGGTGCTTGGTTTTATACTTGTATGAATATGACAGGTGTAACGGATGATGCTTCGACTAATGGCTGGGCACCTGAAGCTATCAGACTCCTTAAAAGAAAATTCTATAATATAGATTACGATTCTTTTAAAAATAAACAACGAACATGGCTATCCATACACTGCCCTAATGGTGTTTGTGCTTATGACGGACCAGGCACTAAATTAGCAGGTAATACCCTTGTAGGTTATGGATGGACTGAAAATGAGGAGATAAATACAAATGCTCAAGTATCTAGTTCTGTCAATGCAATTCAATCTTGGTATCTTACTGATAGTAACCATTGGGGTTTATACTATGTCTATGCTACTACAAAGGGTCTTAGGTCGTTTACTCCAGAAATAACTTATTTACCTAATGGAACTCATTGGGCAAATGAGTATATAGACTTCTTTATTACAGGCAAAAATAACACTAAAAACTCTAATGGTGCTTCAAAACAACTTAATAATGGGACTTGGACTTGGGCAGGGAACTGGCCCTGGGCAGGTTCTTTTTCTACTAATGAACGAACTGCTGTCACTGCTCAAATTATCCAATCTTGGCTAGAGGTACAACCCTATGCAAAAGCATCCCCTCAACTCATATCTCCTAATACACCTGTTGTTTACGATCATAGCTGGTCTTATTCTCTGGACCCTCAAGTATCTATTTCATCTTTCAGGTGGAATGTTATTGATTATATTCTTCCTAGTCTTCCTTATTGTTCCATAGACATCACTAATAACTGCAATGAAGACCTTAATAATAACAACATTGTTGACCCAAATGAGATAATCTGGGACTTCACCACTACTGACTTAAACCAAACTTTCTCTTTCACCTATACTCAAGATGTCGCTTGGGGTGAAATTAAAAAACAAAAAATCACCCTACAAACTATAGATAATCTAGGTCGTATCGTTGAAGACTCAGACTCCGTTGAAATCAAAATCTCTAAATTTAACCATGCCCCTATCGCTGTACCTAATACCTATACAGCATATAATAAAGCCCCCTTAACTCTTGATGCTTCTAATTCCTACGACTCAGATATTTCTCAATCACCATTTCCTGGGGATACTACTAGACCTCAAGGTATTCAAGACTCTATCACCGAAATCTCTTATGATACTGATCGTGATGGTGTTTATGAAACAATATCTAATCCTATCACTATAACACTAAATACTACACTTGATAAAATCACCATCCCTTTTAAAGTCTGTGATGACGGTCAATGGACTAATTTATGTAAAGATGATATTGAAAATAAAGACTGCTCTCTATGTAGCTACTCTTCTATGACTATAAATGTCTTACCTAACACCCTACCTCCTATTATCTCTACTGAAACTAATCTTGTTTATACAAGTGATAATATTCTTATTGACCTTAGTGGTACAACTGACCCAGAAAACTTAAATGTCACTACGATAGGTGAAATTATATTCGGTAATGGCACTCTAACTAAAGTTAATGACCTCTTATATACCTATACACCTAATGGTGATGGTTTTAGAATAGACTCTATAAAAATTATAGCTACTGACGAGGGTGGTTTATATAGTGAAAAGACTATATATATTGAAATCCCTAATATACCACCTGCTATATCTAATCCTAATATAGAACACCTTAATTTACCTCCTATTGTCTTAGATGTAGTAAATACTGAAATAGGTAATGGGTGGTATAAAGTAGATATATTTGCTACACCTAATCCTATTGTTAAAATTAAAGCTAGTGTAGATATTTATGACTATGATCTATTCTTATCTACTGATTTTATATATCAAGGGAATGTATATCACTTTGAAACAAGTCCTTATGAAACAGAGTATCTTGATTCTATGGGAAGTGGTTTATTTAGTGTAGACAGTAGTGATGGTGTAGATATAAGCACTTTAGATATACCTTTTAGTAATTTACCTTTAGCTACTTATTTATCCTATACAATAGATATAAACACAGATGGCATTATAGAAGTATTTAATGGCAGTCTTAATACATATACCTATAAGACAAACACTGACTTTACTGATATAGATATTAAGGTGAAAGACAACTTAGGTTTAGAGAAGGTAATAACGGAGTTATTTAACACTAGAAATGAATTACCTATAATAGAGGGTGTCCGTATAATAAAAAGTGATTGGCAAGTCTTATTTATTATAAATGCTACTGATAAAGATAGCTTAACCTATACTTTAGAAACAGGTGATGGTGCTGTATTAAACAATAATGATGGTATCTTTTTATATAACTATACTGACTATAACACCTATAATCCTATTGTAAAAGTAACAGATAGTCGTGGTGGGGAAGTTTCTTTAACTCTTGAAGAAATCTCATATAGAGAAAATCTAGCCCCTGTTATAAACAATATCACTACCTTAGTCGGTTATGGTGGTTTAGTCAGTTTTATCGTAGAAGCTACTGATGAGGAACAATGGTCTTATTCTATATATAAAGATGGAATTGAACTTATAGGTGATATTATAAAATTAAATTACTCACCTAACCCTCAAAATGTAGTAGTAAGAGTAGAAGATATACTAGGAAAATATAGTGAAATGGCTATTTCAGTGGTCACTGCGGACACCCCCACCGAAGTCACTCTAAATCACTTTAAAGGTCAAGATGTCTATATATTCTTATGTAATGCTATTGATAGAGATACTAGTCTCTTAACTTATATATGGGAAGTAGATGGACAAATTGTTAATGAAACATCTAATAATTTAATACAGCCTTTAGATATATTGACTAATCATATTGTCTCCGTAAGAGTTATAGATACATGGTCAAGTATAGAAGTTATAGAAAGTGTAGAAATACTAGGTGAAAATAATCCTAGTATTACATCTGTAAATGAGATAGTAGAAGCTGGTGGTTATATAGAACTAAGAATAGAATCAGATGCTACAAATTATATTGTAGACTGGGGTGATGGTGTTATAAATAATCTCACTACTCATATATATAGTCATATAGGCACATATACTTTAAAGGTGAAAGGTTATAAGAATAACTTAGAATCTAATGAGATTGTAAAAGATATTATTATCACAGATAGAGAACCTACACTAGATAACCTATATGTAAATCAAATAGGAAATACAGCTTGGATTGAAGTCTTTGTAAATGAGTCTGATACTGAAGACTTAAGATATAGTTTTGATTTAAATAATGACGGCACATGGGAATATGAGAATAGGAGAAGTAATAGGACTACCTATTTACTTAATAGAAGTGGAGTATATACAATATCGGTGAAAGTATTAGATACTTGGTCAGGTGTAGAAACTACATTTATAGAAACTTTTGAAATAGAAGAGTGGGAAAATGGGGTGGATAATATACAAGTATCTGAAGGTGATTGTGTATGGTTTAAGGCTGAGGGTTTAAGTGCAGTTAAAGTAGATTATGCTAGATGTTCTAATAATGAGAATAATGGAGATATGGCATATACATGGAGAGTCAATGGTGAAGACTTGTATGGTAGTGAAATAGGTTATGTATTTGAAGATGATGGGATTTATGATATATCATTAAACCATAATGGTGTAATATCAAGAATAAGAGTTCATGTAGAGAATGTAGCACCTGAATTTATAAGTGTGCCTGATAGTGTAGTAGTAGCAGGTAATAAGTATAAATATGATATAAGGGTGGTAGATAAAGGAGCGACTGATACAATAGAAGTTTTATTAGGTCAAGGTGCACCTACTACAATGGAATTAAAGACAAGTGTAGAAGAGGGGGCATGGTCTTTAGAATGGGAAGTGGCAGATAATTTAGGTGGTGGTGAAGCTAGTATAGTCTTAATAGCAGAAGATACACATAGAACAGAGGGTTATGTCACAAGAGATGGTGGGAGGACAGAACAGAGATTTAGAATAAGGATATTGAATAAAAACATAGTAGTTCAAGATAAAGGAGTGGAAGACTATAAGGTAGAAGATAGAGATTATAGAGTAGAAGAGAGAGATAATAGGGTGGTGGAGAAAGATTATAAAGTTAAAGATATGGGAGTTCAAGATTCTGTGATAACAGATGATTTGAATTTAAGTAGATTTAGGGGAAATCCTAGTGGGTGTAATAGTAAAACTTTAACACTAGGAATAGAAATGGTAATATTGTTATTATATTTCATTCTGAGGAAGAAAAGATGTACATGATATTACCTTGTGAAGTTATAAAGTTAAGTGTAGATGGTCTATATGAAGATAAGATATATCAGCCTTTAATAATAGAAGATGGTATTGATTATAATGTAGTTAAGACACCTGATTTGATTTTAGAGGTGTGGTGTGGGAGTAATAGTTATATTTATGCTGAAGAAGAATATGTATTCTTTAATAAGATTACAAGTGAATATATGGTAGTTCCATTTGATAAGGTGAAATATCAATAAAAGAGATAAACCAAGAGCATGATAATTAGAGTTGCCATAGTAAAATAGAATAAGGGTAAGAAATCTAAATTAGGATTTTCTTTAACATATAGTATAAAAGTACAGCTTACATTTACATTAATGTCAAAATAGCCACTTGTTTGGTTTTTATCTAATATAAGCATAGTAGAATGTTCAAATTCTACATAATCAGGTTCTCTACTTCTAAATAGAGTCTTCCAAGCAGTTTCATTACCATAAAAGAAGTAAGCTAATTGAATATCTGAAAGAGATAAAATATAATCCATATCTTTTTTAGCGCAGTGTCTTATATGGTAAGTCCTAACAATAGTTATTCTTGTATAACCTGTGAGGTTATAATTTATATGGTGGGGGGTGTAGAGAATTTCTTCTTGTCTAGATTCAGCTATTATTTTTATATTCATGATATATCTCCTTTATTATAAGGGGGAGATATAATATAGATATAGTATCGTTCCCAACGGGATTTGAACCCGTGTTACCGCCTTGAAAGGGCGGTGTCCTGACCGAGCTAGACGATAGGAACTTAAAGAATGTAAGTGAGAGATTTGAACTCCCATCACCATAAGTGGCATTTTTACAAGTTAAAATAACTTACATTCTCCATTGTTTTTCAACTCAACCAAACAAATAATTGCCCCTTTCAGAAGAAAGGTAAAAACTAAAAGGGATTCATTTGATCAAATAGTTTATACCATAATTATCTTAGGGACTCAAATAAAATTTACATGATATTGTTGATATATTTAATCTCTTTAGGTTTCAC